CTACATGAGAATGGGATATAGTATATAAATCATTGGCAATAGTTAATGCTGTCTTTTTGCCGGACTTATTATACATTGCGTTATAGCGTTTTATAAAATACCCACCATCAATTAATATGGCAACTCTTATAGGGGTTTCTGTGTACGATGTATTTGGACGCGTTTTCATAAAATAAAAAAATGGCCTTTGGTTAGGCATGCCCATTATCAAGAGGGGGACAAACGTAAGCCAAAGGCATAATCATGTGCTGCAAATGTATGAATTTAATTTGTATCTGCAAAAGGTAGAAGATAAATTGCAATAAAAAATAGATTATTTTATATGTTTTACACTCATCAAGTTACAATATCAATTATACACACAAAGATATAACCCTTGCAATAATCGCAAGAGGAATCAGCCAGTATAGCCACCTTTCTAGGCGTTCCATAGCATCACCAGCAGAAGACGGCAGAAATCTGAATGATACCGGTCGTCGGCTTGATCAAGCAATATGTCCAGCTTAACGTTTCTCATTTTCGAGCACTGTTTTTATTCGTTCTTCAGTAAATCCAAATCGGGCGGCAAACTTTTTGAAAGCCTGCATCTTGTTGTTAGGGATAAGAGAATACATACTATTAATGGGAGTATCACTCTTTAATGCTTTTTGCACTTGCTTCTTTTTCATGGAATTAATGTATTAAATGTTTGACCTTGTTTTTACAGCAATTACACTCACACAGTAATGACTTCGCGTATTCCCATGTCTTTTCGATGATATCATCTCCGATATACTGAATTTCCTCCCCGTAAGGGTCTATACCGAACGCCTGGCAAATATGAGTAGCCATGTGCCCGCATTCATGCCGCCAGGACTTGGCAAATTCCTTTGGGGACGAAGTAAGGGCAATGACCATTACTGTTTCCCGGGTGCCGAAGTTGGAGTAAGTAACTCCGGTATTCAAATTGCCGGAGCTAATATTCTCATACGCAGTACGAAGCATATCACCGTCGCAGCCGATGGAATGCATATTATCGAGTATTTCCTCTGTATAATATGTATCTACTGCATAATATACCATGCAGTTCCATCCATACTTGGGTAATGCGAACCGTTGTCGTATCATTCATCAAAGCATTTCGTCCCACTCAATAGGTTCTCCGGAAGCAATCATTGTTGCATACCATCTTCTCATTGTTGTTCCGTCGGGAGCATCAGGATCATCAATTGTATCCTTTATATAAAGAGCCAAATGCGCTTCATCGGGAATAGATGACTTCAGATAATCCGCCTTACCCATGTTGGCTACATACACATAATCATATAGCACATTATTTTCAAGCTTAATGCCATACCTGGTAAGTAGCTCATCTACTTTTTCTTTTGATATTGGCTCAATTCGCTCTTTTTTGCCGGTAGAAGGATTAAGCTTTTTCATGAGCGACACTGCAAACTCACACATTTTCTTATTGAAATGCCAACCAAAGTTAGACAAGTACGCTTCCATTTCTTCTGGCCTCTTATCTCTTATATCCAAAGGTTCTCTTCTCATGATTTAATAAAGTTATAGGGAGTAGAATCAATCCACTCCCTAATTAAACATTAACGGTAACGGGAATAGCGTCCTGTACCACGTACGCCACGTCTCTCGCCATAGCCGCCACGACCGGAACCACCACCATAATCACCACGTTCGCCCATCTCGTCATAACGGTCGTCGTCATCGTCATAATAACGTTCACGTCTTCCCATGCTTTCACCACCGGATAATTCTTCGATGCATTGCATCAGCTTACCACCGTATTTAAGCATCTTTTCAGCGTAGTCGGACATTTTCTCGACCTTGCTCTCGGAAATCTCAATCATCATCATACTATTGTTTTTTAGAATTGTTACTACCAGATGCCTTTTCAGAAGACTTGAAGAAATCAGCCATCATAGCCTTCAATTCGCTAAGTTCTTGCCGAAGCGCTTTATTTTCCGCTTCCTGACGCTGGCGTTCTGCAAATTCCGGATTAAGTACCTGAAGCATCTTGTCGCATGACTCCATGACGGAACGATGATGATCGACACTGCCCAATATCTCCGAGGAGCGGTTGCGCATGGCGGCAACTTCTGCATTCATCGATTCCCTTGAGCCGGATATTACCATATTCCCACCTCCGGGAAAGTTTGCATCAGCAATGTCAGACATTGCAGGTATTTTCTGAAATGTAACAGTTTGCTCACCAACCTTGATGGTCACATCAACCACCATTCTAGGAGGCTGTCCATAAGGGAGAGGCTGCTGCATAAACTCAGCAACCGGTGTAGAAACTCCGGAGACGGAGCCAACTTCTATGTATGGAGTGTTATCCTTGTGTAGGATAAAAAACTCGCTGTTTACTCTTAGATTCTGAAAAGGCATAATTTATTAACTCTTTAAAGAGCGGGATTACTCCCGCCCATTATTTTAAACTACTCCGGTAAGAATTTGCAATGTGTTGCTACCTGATTCGTAGTAGCACAGATAAATTCCGGTACCGGTAATATCCGAAGCAGTAACATCTGCGCCGGCGATCGTAGTCAGTGCTTGAGTAGCACCGTTGGTATCAAACACTACCGGCAATGTACCGGTAGTACCGGAAGGGATCGGCTGTGCCAAACGGAACAGAATCAATCCGCTAAATGGAGCAGAAAGGAACGGATGATTCCGGAAAGAGAAACGTACGTTGGTAGTACCTACGGTAACACCTGTACTTTCCAATCTGGGAATACCATTCTTATTTGCCATGATAAAAGGACTAATGAATGCCATATAATGCCTCCTTCCTTTTATCCCCAACCATTAAAATTGCCCCATGCCCCAATACCATTGTAAAGACCATACTGAGCTGCAACGCAAGAAGGAATCCCTACAACCGGACTATAAGGCACCTTCGCTACTTCCGGCTGGTTACATTCGATTTTTGCAAGACGAGTACTCAAATCATTTAAAGCTGCACCAAGAGGAGCCGTTGCCTGTCCGACAATCTGAGAGGTCATAGCAGAACTCTTAAATGTGCTATTCTCCTCACGAAGTTTATCAATCTTGTTCTGCATTTCACGCATTTCAGCCGCACGCTGGCCGGCAAGAATCTGCTGGGTGCTATCCTTGATGGAATTTTGCAGATCACAAGTCTGACGTTGAGTTTCATATGCAACAGAAGCAAAGCCTCTTTCCTGACCAGTCGCAACACCGTTAATGGCATTTTGCAATGTGTTCGTTTGCTGACAGATCGCCAGACGGTTTTCGCAGCAACATGAAGCAATCTGTTGAGCGATCTGACAGTTACCCTGCTGGATAGCATTGATAATCTGCATTGAGCTTTGACCAACCTGATTTCCTACCTGTTGCACCTGTGACATCACCCCATTGATAGCATTCTGAACCTGACCGATTGAACAGTTCAAATTAGTAGCCAGATTGTTGATTGCCTGTCCGTTCCCCTGAATTGCACTCATAAGTAACTCCCTTCCTGCATCGTTGTTAATTAAGTTAGGAATGCCCGCACCAGCAAATCCACCACCGTTTCCGCCATCTCCATTGTTTCCCCAGCCATTGCGTCCAAACAATGGGAACAGGAAGAACAGGAAGATTATCCAAAGGAAAGAAGAGCCATCACCACCAAACATACCGCCACGATTATTCATAGCAACCAACAAGTTGGGATCAATACCTTTCTGTTGCAATAATGGAGCAAGCATAGCCATCATTCCACTACCGCCACCGCTCCCGCCTGATTCCGGGAAAACGTAAGTCTTTGTTTCACTCATATTAATATACAATTATAACACGGTCAATATCAACCGCATCACAAAAGTATATAATAGAAACTGCGTAAATCAGAGCTCATTTTCAAGCGATTTGCGAATATTTTGCAGATATATTGCAATCATTTTGTTTGCCAGTTTACGGCTTTCAAAAGTAGATATAAGGTAGCGGATACTAGCGGATGTCTTGTGAAGCAAAGTCGCTATTTGTTCAGGGTATAGCCCGTATTCAGCGAGGAAGAATACTACAATAGAACGGGCGTCAACAACTTCAGTAACTTTACTTGATGAAAGGATCAATTCAGTAGAAACTTCAGTTTCTTTTCCAACAACATTTAGAATCTCGGCAAAAATCTCTGACTTACACATAGTAATTTAATTTTTTATTGTACTTTTGCCTTTGCCAATCAAACTTACGAAGATCTGAAGAACAAAAGCATGTATAGAAATGTTAAGGACATTATACCCCTGACACTATCTATGCATGCTTTTGTATGTTTAAAAGTTTGATTGGCGTCAACTTTTAGTGTCGGGGGGTCTTTTTTACTCTATCCCCCGAAAGAGCTACATTTGTTATGATAACCGGCCTTCTACTTTACCGGTAACTTAGTGCTTAATAATCATTCCGAGATGTTCCTCGAATTGATCCTGAATAATCAATTAATGTCTCATTTTGTCCTCCTTTCTTAAACATTTTCCGCAGGCAATTGTTATATCAATAAAGCTTAAACTTTTCATACCGGAAACGGTCTGTGAAGATAGTGCCGGTATTACCACATAAATAAGTTATAACTAACTCCACCACCGACATACAATCCACCGGGATAACCGTAGCCTACTTGCAGGCCAAGCCCCCAGCGTTTGCGTTTCGGTTTAAGAGTGATGATTTCCTTTTCCAGATAAACCTCCATCAAATCAAGGCTGGGCTTATAGCCACTAACCACCGCCCGGTAATTATCAGTCTTATATTCCTTGCTTGTGATCGGTATTAGTACCGGGACCGAGTCGCCTTCTACGGTCCTATCGGTAGTGGTATCTATCAGGATCGGTAAATATACCGTATCGGTACGCTTTAAGGTTTCCTTTACCGGTATGGGAATGGTGTCTCTTATCGTATCCCGGATACGTACAGTATCTCCCTTAATGTACACCGTTGATGGATCGTGCGGATTACAACGCATCCACACGACCACGCATACAAGCAGGCAGACTAATATCCAAGGGAGGGACTTCATAGGATACTATCACTTGAAGACCACTCCGGACTAGACAACAAAACATTTAAATCCTCTCCTTCATAGGTAGGATAAGGAAAAGACAGATCTTCCGTTCCGTCATCAGCAATAGTCTTAATCATCTTATGAGGAAATAACTCAGCATAGTGCTGGCATTTCATCAAAGTTTCACTCTCATTTACACTCTTGCGAGGTACAAGGTTACGCTTGTCTATCTCCTCTTGAGGAACCTCTTGCAAGTCAATTGTTGGGAATACAGTGTATTTCATAATTGCTATTATCGACTTTAAATAAATATATTATCATATTAGTATCTTACTTATAACAGTCTCTATGCCATATGCCATAGACTTAACATTACGAAAGTGCCTTGTTATGCTCATATGTGTTAATATTTCAACATAACACACCGCAAAGGCTACGTGCATACAATTTATGACCTTCTATTGTCGGGTGACATCCATCTGAAGGATCACACATAATGTCATTCCAACCACCAACGGCTGATGGCATACCAAGCGATTTGCCGCTAACTACATTGTATTCATATTGAGTTGCAACCTCAAAAATTGCCTTGCGATATTCATCCAATTTTTCCACATTCAATTCCAATCCTTTATTATATCTGTCAGTGGTATATGGGATAGGAGTAACAAAGATCACTACTGCATTAGGACAATTTGTTTTAAGGTGTTCGCAAATTGTATGTAATGCTCCATAGAAAGAGGAAGCGGCATCGGTATCTCCAAATACTCCAACAGGATATTTAGCATTGAAATCATTTGTTCCACCAGCAATCCATATTATATCAAAATCCGAATTTGCATTGTCTATTACTTTTTGACAAATAGATGTAGATGAGTCGTTTGTTAATTTCGAACCACTGACAGCAAAGTTAGAAAGAGTAGCTTCAACATAAGAACAAAATTTCTGTATGTATTTATTATCACCAGCGTATCGGAAATTAGGGGAACAAGTTCCGTAAGTAATGCTATCACCGAATGCCGCAAGTTTTTTATTATTAAACTCAATCGGTTTTAATATACAATTAACATTTGCAATACTTACATTTTTTATATTTTCTACATCATCAACTGAAGGTAATTGATTTATCTGTAATGCAAGCTCGTCAACAAAAAAACTACTATCTATATTACCACTTTCGTATGTTATATATGTTTGTGGATCTGCCAGTTTAGGAAAGAACCATAACATCTTAGCATCTTGAGGAATTTCAAGGGTACAAATATAGTTCTCAATCGTACAAGGGTACAAAGAATTTGGTATTTTTGAATCTTTATAATCAGTTACGCTTCCATCCGATTTTAATATAGTAAATCCGTTAATTATTGAATCTTGCGTATATAATTGGAATGATACTTGTTTACCTCTTAAATCTTCAACATCAACACCATATACATTAAAATTGGTTTTCTCAACGAAATTATCTGTCATTTGATCATAATAGCCACCCTCTTTCTTTTCAGTGTATTCCCTCTTAATTATTTTTTTAGACGGAATTTTTTTCTCTATTTCCTCAAAATTCCCATCTATCCCTTGCGCAATAACTCCCCACTTTTGCTCGGAGTCCTTTGCTATATCAAATATCTTTTCCATATTATTCGTTTTTAATTAATGTTTCATTTGAAATTAAGGTATCGTTACCTAACATTGTCAAGTAGCTGGAGATAACTATGCTGATCTTCTGAGGAGATTTGGTGACCTTTCCGGTTATCTCGTAGGTTCCATTGTCTCCCGAAATGGATATGTCTGCGATGGCATTGGATGACACACCGACCAGCTTATCTGTTTCATTTGACAAGGTTATGGTGATAGTTATCATGCTACCTTCGGCTACATACACTCCCGGATTAACTGAGTAGGAGATTGAAGAGTAAGGGATGTTACTCTTTACAATCGGTCTAAACTCAACCATGTCTGGATAAAGAGTGCCTGCCTTGTACTTTCTCAATTGTCTCTCTAGCAAGAATTCGGAGAGGCTGTAGGGGAATCGCATGAGAGACCATAATGCGAATTTAGAGAAACGAGAATCACCGTCTCTAATCGTTCCTAGCCACATGGAGTCACTATCAACACCGGAACCGGATACTATAGCCTCCCCATTATAACTATATTTAGTTTGATAAGTAAATGATTCTTCGTTCAACTTATCGTTACTCATCAACGAGTTAATTGTGCCAAAAGAAAAGGTGCTAGAGCGAGAAGGATTTCGATTAAACGTCTGCTCTAAAATAAAAGCACCGTCATTACCAACTTTAGATTTAGAAACAATAGAGCCAGTTTCAGTACTTGTTACAGAATCACCATATAACCATTTACGAAGAGCACAAATAGTATAGTCCTTCAAAATAGGCAATCCGGTAGCCTTGCCGAAGTCGGAGATACCGTCCAATAAGAGGGCGTTTTTGATGGTGGGGAGGACTTCGATGGTTAAACCTTCTTTACTTACGTTATCATTCAATGCAATAGTAAAACCAATTAATACTGATGCAGGTGTTATCTCTGTCACCTGTATAGGGACGCTGACAGGAAGATCATACAAACCATTATCTCTTATAATAATACGACTACTTCTAGCTGTATTATCACTAGAGATATAATCATATATTATACTTTCTTCCGCCTTTAATCCATCTACTTTAATTTTAAATGCAGGAACAGTCATGCTATTAGATCCACTTGCCGTATGAACATAGCTATAAATAAGCGATTTATTAGATGTCTCAATCTTATAGATGGTTATTTTATTTGCTAATAATGTATATCTCCAATCAATACCATCATTAGCTCTAATAACATTCCAAGTCTTATTAGCTCCAAACACAACAGGATAACTATTGATACCACTCTCTCCTTCCCAACTGATATTATTCAACTGAATATTGTGACCTCCTACAAAGTCAATCAACTGATCGTTAAACTCTGCGTGATTATCATTAGTGATGCCCTGCTTCTTTATGTTACAGTACAACTGAGGTTTGATGATCTGTCCGGGACGGTCAAGGTTAAAGTAGGCGATGATTTGGTTGATTTCGTCGGTGGTCAGGACTTTGTTGGCGATGAAGCCTCCGGCGTAGGCGACTTTACTAAGCTCGTTGATTTTACCGCTAGCATCTATATATCCTTGTACACTAAACTTTGCTGTCGATACGCCTGCTGTTGAAAGTACAGAATAATCATTTTTATCTCCCAATATATTGTTTACCACCGAGGTATTTATAGAACTAGATTTCTTAACATTAGAACACGTATAACCATATATTCCAGTCTTATTAATATCACTAACATTATTTCTTATATAAGCATCACTCAATCTAATGTAATTAGTTAATGGCGCAGATGAAATACCACGGAATCCTATCTGATGAATAATACTCACCACCGTAATCTCATTGCTACCCTCCAACATCTCAGAGACGGGCTTGACGGACTCGATTATGTCGTCTACTCCGTCTGTACATAGCCAGCCTTCGAAGTCGGTTCCCGGTAATCCATATCCACTATTCCCCGCAAATCCGAAGTTAAGCAGGCGCATGTCGTTCCCGTTGCCGGACAAGTCCTTCAAAACAGCCCGGTCGGGGTCGTCGTTGGACTTGCCCCAGGTGGAGATGGCCATCTTGACGTGCTTGAGCAAGTCGGGGTCGATGTAGGGACGGGCGGAACCGGAAGAAGCTCCCGGAACTCCTAAGCGTATCGCATTCATGCGAATAGGATCAAGCCCTATCGCATCAAGCTTAATTGGATTTAATCCTATTGCGTCCATTATTCTTCCGATTCAAAGATAGAAGCCTTTACCGGTTCTGTTTCACATTCGATTTTGAGATACTGTCCAGGGATACAACCGACAATCGAACGAGCAAAGTCTTTTGTGTAGTTTCTGCTGTCCACTGAAGAGTAATTCTGCCCGTCATAGCTTATATACACCCAAAGCTTACCACCTTTTTCAAATGTAATCTGCAATCCCACTTCCGCAGAATTTACCTGAACGGCATCGCTTACATAATTCTTCTCACCCCTTGTAAAGGTTATAGATGTTTCTTTCATGATTATTCCTCCTATTTTTTTGCTGTTATCACTGTATTTCGTAAGAAATTCGGATACTCTGCCCGCACATCAAAACAAGGACACGCCTTGATAAATTCCGCCGGTTCCACCTCACTCGATCCATCCAGATCAGGTGAAGTATCCCGATGACCGAGCAGCTCGATGATAGGATACTCTTTACAGAGCTTCGCTATCAATTCGCGCAATGCTGTTTTTTGCTCGACAGTACGGGTGTCGGCTGGTCTTCCACTCGCGTCCAGACCACCGATGTAGCAGATACCGATACTGTGTTTATTATAACTAATACCGGAAAACCCTTTCGTGTTACAATGTGCTCCGTCAATGGATAATGACCGACCGTTTTCTACGGTACCATCTAAATCAATTACAAAGTTATAGCCAATTTGATTAAAGCCACGCGCCCGGTGCATCCGGTCAATATCCTTAGCTCGCAAGTCTTGTCCGGCACGTGTTGCCGAGCAGTGAATGATGATTGAGTCTATATCTTCTCTTTTCATATACTTTTCCTCCTATAGTTACTTTCTTTGGTTTAACTCATGATTTTCTTCTTGGATTATATCTCTGACATCTTCTTTATCAACCTTGAATACCTTCTTCCCAAAGACCCCCAAAGCTCCAATTACATTTATATTGATGCCCTTTGGTTTCAATATGTTACCTACAATCGAACACCCTTCGATGAAGCATACCAATAAGCAGGAGTAAATATCAATAGAATATTCATTGTGACTTGCCACGCTAATCATGCATACCATACATACAAATGCGAAATAGGTAACCATCTTTCCCATAGTCGCACGAATCGCACGAGAAAAACGTACTTTCTCACCCATCAACATGCTTTTCCTTACCCCAAATGCAAGGTCACATAATATTACCGCACATGATACGATTAGCCAGGGAATCATGTTCTGAAGAGACTCAATGACGAAAGCGGTTGCGATTGCTGCGAATCCGCCTGTAGTTGTATGTACTATTGCTTCTTTCATACTATACAAGTTAAATAAACGGTTAACAACGAGATTACCTCAATCCAAAACATAGACTTGCATGCCGTCAGGTCCCATATAAGATTACCAGACCAGTTATTTACAACAAACGTTATCGCGTAGATTAGAAATGCAGCCCATAGCAGCAGCCAATACCACGAATTGCATCCTACCCATAATTGAGAGAATACAAGAGACATCACCGCGCCGGCTATATGAGCTTTCTTGTGCGCTCCTCTAAAGTTTGGGGATACCCCCAACACGATCATTCCGACTACAGAAAGAAAGATCAGGAACTGACTGTTTTCTGTACTTGCATCCAGTGCGGCCGGAAGCAAAAGCAAAGACGGGAGAATCATGCATATACCGAACCAATACCTGTTACTCAGAATGTAATAGGTATCGGAAATAGAATAAGGGATACCCTTTGTCTTGTAAATCATCACACCAACATAAGATGCGAAAACCAATAATGATAGTAGTGTCAAAATCATAGTTTTATCTGTTTATAATGAAAACTCTAGTTTATTCGGATAACCGGTCTTGTAGTTGTAAGATTCGACCTCCTCTTTAGTCTGCAATCCTCGAACTGCCGCGATATGCTGCTGAGTTACATTGTAGCAATCAAGAGCATACAGCTCTAACGAGTTAAGCATAAGGAGAGCGCTTGATATAGGTATCGTATACTTTACCGCATCAAACCATAAAACCGTATCCAGTCTTCCGGCCTGCTTCTCAATATTGATTGAGTTAACAAGACCTACGCGGTCCTCTTTGGTAAGCCACATTCTCTTTCCGGAGAGAGTGAATGAATTCACAGCGTCTGACTTGTCATAAGCATTAATGTCCGCTATCTTCTTCTCTTTTAGTTCATCAAGGGTATACTCATGATCAACCAATACGGGATAGCCGCTTTCGCTCTCCTTTATTTCCTTTCCGGATGACTGACCGTTCAGCAGCTCCTGCCAATACTCCTCCGTTATCTCTACTGAGCCTTCTTGCAGCTCATCGTAGAATCCTTGTTTCCAATATTTTGCCATAATATTATTTATTTCCAACTCCCAACGGCTATCCAATAAAAAGGATTAGTTCCCGCGCCAGTACCATTACTATCCCCAACGGTATATCTACTACGAACTCTGAAGCTGCTTGTACCCGTCGATATTACAAGGCCGGCAACAACATTCATACCGTTACCCGGTTCATAGTAGGTAATCACAGGAGCATAATTGGCATTATAAAATGATAGCGGCAAATATACATAAGTATTATTACTGGAACTTGATACGTATCCCCACTGAATTAAGAGCCCATTGTTAAACTTAGCATATCCATTCTTACCTAACGATACAGTCATAGCATTAGACAAATCTGCCTTTGCCAAATTGGGAATCATGTTTAGCAATTCTACAACTCTATCCCCTGTAAATCCGCTATTATAATCACTCATGCAAACTCTTTTTTAATCACATTAAACGTACTTCCATCCGACAGTAAGAAACGACCTTCAGCAACAGCAAACGCCTGCCTCTTTCCTATTTGCGAGATGGTAGTGGAGACAGATGCCTGTGCTCCACTATTAGTTGTCCTAAACACAACAGTCTGCTCCCTGTCGAGTCCTTCATTGGCAACATCGCTTGATGCGCTTGCGGTCCCATTGGAACCGGGAGTGATAACGATGTTGCCTTCTCCTTCTTTCCAAGGAATCTGTATGCTCATTACGCAGCAGTCCAAGAAGTGTTAGACGTAACATTAACGGATACAGCAGATCCACTCTGAGGAATAGTAATTTCCGTCGGAGAAACAGATAATGTAGCATCACCGGCAGCCTGTTTGATAGCAATCTGAGCAGCTTGTCCGCCATTGGCCGTCACCTTTAAGGTTCTAACGACTTCTTCGATAGTATCATTTTTAGGAAATTCCAATTCAATAGAAAAGGGAAACTCTGCCGTAGCCCCCGGATCACCAGAAATAGTAGCCGCATTGTTAGTTTGCGTTCCATTGGCATTATACTTTGCAGGCAAGGTAACATCAACTACACTCCCCGCCCATGCAAACGTCAATTTCGAAGAGTTTGTTTTACCCTCTACGGTCACAGTACCCGCTGTCTTGGGAGCAGACATTTCCGAACCGTTATCAAAAGAAGCAAACTCAGATTTCGGAGATTGAGTCACCTTATAAGTTGAAGGAGTGGAAACACCAACACCGGTAACCGTTACTGTACCAGTACGAGCTGTACGCCCAGTATGAGCGTCCGCGCTATTCGCAATTGTTCCGTTACCAGATCCGGTAGACGGATTTAATTTTAACCAACTAGGTTTTGCCATAATACAACATTTAAATAAAACAATTCAATTAACTATATCATTCTTCCTGCACAGCCTGCCATACCACATTGGACAACACATCGACATTATCCTCAAAGTTATTCGAAGGCATCAGCCATATATATTCAGGGTCTACCTTTAAATAAGCCTGCTTACCAACATCACAGACAACTCCTATTGACACCTTCATGCCCGTTGCCGAAGCGAAAACCTTCATCTCATCAGCCTTGACCGATACATTTCCAATGTCCTTAATCGCCTCTATATGTACAGATATGCATCCCATGTCACACCGTCTTTATGCCAGTATTTATCTTGTCGATCTCTACTCTTGTACCGATTTCGTAATCAGAGTCTGGGAGATAAGCCGTAGTCTCAAGCCATATTTCACCCGTACCGATTATCTTTGTGTCTATGTAGCAGGTGTAGCTATTCTTATTGACGCGGATCATCTCAGACTTCTTTATTATCTGTGACGCATTCGAACAGTAATAGACAAAGAAGCGGCATGAGAAGTCTATATCGTCCATCGTCAATCCAGAAGGAAGGTCGATGGAGATGACTGCTTTGATTATCGTTCCTTTTACTCGCATTTTGACAGAGCATTGACAACAGACAATCGATCAATAGCCCGAACAAAAAGCTCTGCATATTTCTTTAAAGATTCCGCTTGTTCTGGAGTTAAATCGACCACGCCATTAAGATAGATTTTTCTTGCTATTTCTAACTCACCAATATCACCTGTCTTTTGAAATATTGCATTGCCAAAAACTTTGCTGTAATCGACGGTACTCTTATTCCCTTCGATATCCTCTACTTCGATTGTTCTAAAGTCTATTTTCATAATATTTATATTTTATTTCTTCCTATAACTGCGACCTCAAATGCACTATTGATCCATCCTTGGTCTTTATGAAATGTCTTTACTGTAAAAGTACTAGCCTGCTTATCAGATATTATGCAAAGAGTCCAATTCTCATTCACGCCTGTAGCTATTATAAAATAGTCAGTATGATTTAAATCATGCCAAAAGACATAGTTGCCTATATCCGTCCTGTTGACACTCGATACATAACATCCGTCCCCCCATCTGTTTGATATACCACCTGCCGCCGTAATACGGGCGGCCCACAACACTCCGGGAGCACTCCATTTCTCATACTGACGCTGGCCGAATTTGTGTGATCCGTAACTCTCTATAGCCCCACCACCAGAAGTGTTAGCAATAATTCTTAACGCAATTCCTCCTTTACCATACGTGCTTAGGTTAATGCAGTCCTGATTATCATTACGTATAGACAAAAAAGGATATGCCCCTTGAGAAGAAACTCCCCCATACTCATTAATACGCAAAAAACGAGTACCGCTAACCTCTAAAAGAATCTTTGCATCAGCTATATCTCTAGACACTATATTATTATCCTTTATCTCCCATCCTCCTAGAATGGCCCCAGATGTTACCACTAAGTTTTCAGTATTGATATTTTTTGCATCAATCATAGGTACACCGTCCACTTCTTTAAATAAAGCGATATCTTTACCGGTATTGGTACGGATTACGGTACTATTCGAAGTCAACACCAGCTTTCCGTTAGCTGTGTTTATTCCACCCTCAGCAGTTAATTCAAAACCTGTCTGATTGTGTTTTATAGCACCTTCAGTTATCATCCATCCCTGCGTCTTTTCAAGGTTGCCAACAAATATTCCGGAAGTGCCAAGCACATCTATAGTCGCATTCTGGGCAAGGAGGACGTTGGTAGCCACGTTCACAAACTCATTAAAATCGTCCCATTTGGTTGAGTCAAATGTAGAAGTAGATGTATGAGTTACCTTACAGAGTTTGTTATTACCATTATAGATGACAGTATCGATAAACGCATCGTTATGGTAATATTCAGTATTTGGCTTCCATTCGCCACGAGGACGAAGCATAGCTCCCGGAAGGCCGGTCTTTCCTTGTCCGCCCGTCAAGCAAGCCGGACTGCTTTCGTATGTCGTATTGTCAGTATAAGTAACCTTAGTTTTAGTCCATATGTATTTACCGTCCTCCCACTTAGGAGCGGTCGTAGACCAAGAACCGCCGACAAGAGAGCTGGAGGAAGTCGAGAGATAATACAGAACCTCAAAGGATTTTACCCCCTTACCGGAAGGTCCGGCACTCCCTGTTACACAGACCGGATCACTCGTCCAAGTTGTATTATCGGTATAAGTGACAACAGTTCGCGTCCACATGAATTTACCATCTGTCCAGCTTGGTACATTATACGACCATGATCCGCCTGCCGGCCTACTATAGGACGTAGACAGGTAATATTGTTCTCTGTAACTCTTTACTCCTATACCCGTTTCTCCCTTTGCTCCTGTGACGCAAATAGCATCCGTAGTAGTCGATGAACTATCTGTATAGGTGATTACTGATCTGGTCCACATATACTTTCCGTTTACCCATGCGGGAACACTCGTCGACCACGATCCGCCAACCAAAGAACTAGAGGAAGTCGAGAGATAGTATTGTTCAACGATACTAGTTACCCCCCTTCCATCTTCTCCATTACTTCCATTGGTTCCATTAGCCCCCTTTGAACCGGTAATACAAGCAGGGTCTGTTTCCGTTGTCGAACCATCAGTATAAATCACTCTCGTTTTACTCCACATGTATTTCCCATTTACCCATGCCGGAGCGGTAGTTGACCATGAACCACCTGTTAAGGTACTGGAGGAAGTCGAAAGATAGTAAAGCACATCTACATCTTGTACCCCTACACCATCTTTACCATCTGCTCCATCTTCACCTTTAATCTTTTGCCATTTATAGTCAGAAAAAACACTACTATCCGACTGAACAAAGTCAACATATTGACCTATCCATGCACCAGGAGTCTCACCATTATTTGCAGTAAATGTTTTTCCATCATTAGAGTATTTTATATGCAAATAGCTGGTACGACCATCTTCGCCATTTACTCCAGGAATACCCTGAGTTCCATTTTCTCCCTGAATTCCCTGAAATCTAGCCCACGTATATTTAGATGGATCAGTACTATTTGCTTGTAAAAAATCTACATACGTTCCAATATATACATCAGGAGTATCCTTCATTTGAGACGTAGTAGGATTTTGTACAGGAGAATACTTAACGTGAAAATATGAAGTGCGACCGTCCGCACCATCCTTTCCCGGAATTCCATCTTTTCCCGGAGTACCCGGGTCTCCCTTAGATACTTCTTTCAACCAATCCGTAGAAGAGTCAGACGGTTCCTGCGTAGTACTAGGTTCAATACATATCCATGTGCTGCCATTATGGGTAACTTCATCGTAATACCAATACTTTCCAGCCTTCCATTCCCCCTTAAATGCGGGGACAAGGACTTCCGTAGTACCATCCTGCGAAAGTTGTTTAATCGTACCGGTCATATATACGTTGCGAAGGTATGCACTGTATCCGGACAAATCCAATCCTGAAATGACCAGATTAGACAAGTCCCCCAGTTGCATCATGACCATAGAAGAGGTAATCTCCCAGTTATTTACTCCTGCGAGATAGCGTTTATAGTCCTTTGTAGAATAAGCAGATTTCTGGCGTTCCGCATTCGTGAAATTGCCATATGCCACAAAATGCATAGCCTTCTGAGGATGATATGAATAGCCGCTTCTGAGAGTATATTTAAACTCCGAATTGCTTATCTTTTGAGTTATGCGGAAATAAGAAGTCTGGAATCCTGTACTGTTGTTGAATATACCCTTGCAAATGTCATCCACCGCAAGGTTTGCAACTTCTCCCGGTTCCAGCTTCAAAGTCAGAGTCTGAGAGGATTCATTTACGGATTCAATAATGCCACCACCGGGAGCAAGCCAGTCTTCTCCCGAAGTTATCGACACGCGGTTGTAGCGAAGTTCCGGAACCTCAAGAAAGTCTCGGAGATGAAGCGATTTCGCATCGATATGCCCATCGGGAGTAATCATCCAACCGATGAGATTCTGCACGTAGTCTTTTGATGATATTTCCTTTGAGAAAGTTGCGTCCTCAGCAACTAGTTTTTGGATAACGGCTTTGATTTTTACGTCAATGCCAGCCAAGAAGGTAATTAATCCTTTAGCAGAATCTGGATCGACTTTACTTAAATACTTATCATCAGCTCCTTCCTCTGTAGATATTTTATGAAGCTTAAAATGCTTTCTACCATCTTCTGTAGATATTGTATCATCTTTAACTAATATATAAATATCCTCTTCTCCTTCAATTGATATAACCTGACCATCATATGGAACATAAGGCTCTGCATCTGTATTACGGGCATAGCTTTCCGCATCCTCTTTGGATTTCCATGTATCCGTACTATCAATAGGTCTTGAAGTGGTACGTCTATATTGTTTTTCAAATGATACTCCATTGATCTTAACCATAAATTACACTGTTTTAAAGGTAAACGTGTTACTATCATTCATTGTCTCTGTCTGAATAATCCACATTTTATAATTGGCTGCAGTACTTCCATTAGCTCCTTCTACTGATATGGTAGTAGGGCCACTAACAATACCTGTATCTTCCATGATATTTCCGGGAGATGTAGGGACGGATAACTCACTTAACGTCCCTTCCGGCAGACAAATTGCGATCATTTTCCATGCGTTTACATCAAACTTATATGTTCCCGCCCCCTTATATAGTCCACTTGATCCCAATGCACGTACTTCAGCAGAAGTCTTAGGAATGGAAGAACATATGCCGGCAAACCATTTGCGTCTAACATTTACGCTGATTGTGTCTTTAATCTCTTGTCTTGGCAATGTGCCGTCTTCACTAGCAGTATAGATGACCGTAGCTTTATATGTTTCATTCTGACTATAAGTACCCTCCAGTTGCCTAACCGCAGTTTGAATGCCGCCAACTTCTTCAGAGAAATTTAACTTGTTATTCGGATTTTCGTCATAATATGCAGATTCCATTGGTCCTTGTCCATTCCGGGATGCAGTATATGTAATATAGCCTTTGCTTGTACCAAACTCAACATCATTTGCTGTTGAGATCTTGCTTCTCAATTCTCCCACTGATTTTTGAGAAAGCATTCTAATAAATGCATCCACCACTGTAGTGCCTTCCAGAATAACATCACCAGCCTTGAAATATCCCGCCTTATCCACAGTCACTTCTACGTTTTTTGTAAACTTAGCGGTTCCTTCGCCTGTACCAGTAGACGATCCACCGCTACTGATTATTTGTTGCTTAATCCTTTCTTTACGGTAAGTAAGAGAATCAATCTTACTTTCCAGTTCTCCCAACTTGGAATAAGGAGCTGTCTCCCCAACAGTATACACCAAAGAATCATACGGCACATCCAAAGGATATTCATAGCCAATTATTCGCGATATCCTTCCTTCCTCAAAATAGGCTTTATTGATCAGGTTTACTTTTTGACCAATAGAGAACTTCTTCGCGAATGCAGGATCATACATGCCGGTGTCCGGGTCAACACCATAGATGTAATCCGGCATCATCGTACTGTCATAAGTAGATGGGTCCTGCTTTAATTCGTTGATATATTCCTTTGCCCTTTCTTCAACTTCTTTCTCCGCGTCAGGAATAAGTTTATCGGATACGAATTGAGGATCGTACCCATATAGAATATATGTATCACCGCTAGTGGGATGCAAAATATCATCCGGGAGCATACGCCCATAATCATCATTGCGCTTTACTTCATATACTTGTGCCCTTGGATTCCATGTACCATCTTCAAGGCGTTCTGGCAGATATGTGTCAGAGGATGAGTCGTAGGGATTAAATATTACCTCAAAGTCCATGCCAGCCAAAGGACCGGATTGAAACACTATGCGTAATTCCTCCCCTGATAATCGATAACTTTCAGAAAAATGAAAGCCCAAATCCGCATCCTTAAATCGCCACGCAGTCCATTTCTCCTCTGTCTTGCTACCATCCGGATTCTCTGTAATATCAGTATATGGATGCGTATATACATCTCCGATTCCCCCTATACGGTTAGGATAAATATCGTCAAAAACAATTATCTGCTCAATAGCTTCCTCCGTGTACATATTTGGATAAGCATCAATATATGGAACACTTTCCGGCATCATTAAGTGCTTCGTTACAATTCCTTCAACCGTCAATAACGCTTTATCATCCGAAAAATAGCTTATAGGGATTCGGCTTTTTATAATATTGTTGATGGTATACATATTCCCGGCGGATACACTAATTCCTTCGGGAAGACGCAAAACATTTGCTGCTTCCCCTATCAGAAAATCGGGATTATATATCGCATCAAATGTCTGACCTTCATTGGGTCCCGTAGTGAATGTCACAGAGGCATTTGCCGACTTAGCTACATTCTCAATAGTAATATCCCCAGATGAACCGGCAAGTATCATCATTAAAGAAGAAATTGAACCTGGTAGTTGGAAGACAATATATAACTTCAAATCAGTAGCCCCACGCTCAATATTTATCTCTTTATTTAGGACAACTTTATCTGTCAGTTCTTTTTCCTGATTGTCATATATAGTGCGTACGTTTCCTCCAATACCATAACTCTTCTCTACATCATTGATTTTATATCGAAGCTGCCATCTCCAGCTATATATTCCTGATGGTAAATATTCCCTCTCCACAGATGAACCGGCTGGAGGGACTATTGTTCCTATATTAAACGAAGCACCTTCACTCTTTATTGCATAAGTTCCCCCGGCTGGATTGTTTGATAAAGATTCATAATTCAGATCATTCAACCCGGCTTTGACATATCCACTTGTCCGCACAGATGCCTTAAACTTATCTCCTATCTGGTCATCGGTAGGAAAATAGTCTATATTAAGCACTCGTGATGTATCAGAAATATCACGCCCATTTACCTTCTTAACATCGAATACCAGTTTTTTACGATACGTCTGTGGAATATTTCGCGTAGAACCGAAAGCATATATTCTAGTTGCATAAGAAGTCTGACTGTCACTCCGATTCATTGCACTAACATTAACACCAATCTCAAAATCGACCGGATCACCATGTTCGCAACGACCAAAACGGATTACATCTTTCTCTATCCACCATTCGCATTCAAATGTTTGAGACATTTGAGAAAGAGCGTCTAGCATGTTCATGTTATCATATGAAATCAGCTTGGATGAATCATCCACAGAATCGTCAATTTTGCATGTAAATACTTTCCCTTTATACTGATAACCTAACACTTCTAGATTCTTCAAGAACACATCCATGTGAACCTTTAGTGTATCGGTCAAATTCCAGCTAGCTTCTCTTCCACTACTTTGAGGAGTATAGAAGAACTTCTTATTTTTCCACTTCCAATAGTAAGCATCAAGCTTTAATTCGTAGTCATATCCCCCGGTAGTAGTATTGTAAGTAGGCTTATACAAGTCTACAAGCTCAAACAGGCCAATATTCTCGTCATCAATGTAATCCCCAAGCTGAAAGTAGACAGGTTCAGCTAATGAGAACTTGAGAGTAATGTAATCAGAACTCATTAGCTGGAACTTTCTTTTACTACCTTCGTTGATAGGAGTAGAAAGACGGATGTTGCCGGATATGTCTTTGATGTCTATCATAAGTTTCGTATACCTTCATACGATGTTTGATACAAAAATACAAAAAATGACATTAAAAGTGCCATTCTAATCGTTAATTTTTCTATCCATAGGATTAGGTTCTACTATCTTTAATGAAAAATGTGCAATTCCCCTCATAAACTGAGTAAATTGATTGCATGAAAGATATATTGTACGATATACTATATCAGGCTGATATTTAGATCTAATATTTAATACTCCAGTTGCCAATTCCTGACAAAAACTATCATATTTTTCAAAGAACTCATTTTCATCTTTAGCAGTAAGATTGATAGTCAACGTAAGATTACGCTCATCTACTTTGGGGCTGGCAGCTATTACGCGCTTGCCATGTTCTAATCTTGATTTATTCTCTATAAACTCTTTATTAGGAGCAGGAGTCATCAGTGCTGATAGAGAAGATGTATCCATACTAATTCCCCAATTGTCGTAGGAATCTTTATTGTTTATAAAAAGTTCACCTTTTGGCATATTGTATATATTTTATGGTTTATAATTAGCGAGTAGAGAGTCCCTTAGTATTAACTCTTACTTCGGATATATCAGCCTTTATGTCATTTAGCAATTTCGTATATTTGGTAATATCATCTAAATAACTATTGGTTATAACATGCTGTGTTAAAATGTTATTAAGCACTTCATTCCCAATAGACGATATGCTTGTGAGAGAATTTATTCCCATAACAACAGCCATCATTTGATTCTTGATTTCTTCTCCGGCGATCTGAAGAGCAGTGAAGCGTCCGTTCAACTCGTCAGCAGAATCCTGAGACATCGTAGCAAATCCTTTCTTGGAAGATTCCTGGGAAGTAGATGTGCCGCCACCGCCTACGATCTGCTCCCATGCCTTTCTGTCTTCAAGAGCACCATTTACAATAGTATCCCATCCTTCTCTTAAGTCCTTAATATCAGAAGAGGTGATGCCTCCCTCTTTACCCATAGCTGCAGAAAAGGAGTCATACCATTTTCTTAATTCATCTTCATATCCCTTTGAGAACATTTGAGTGAATATAGCCTTTCGCATGTACTCTCCAAAATTATCTGCAAAGTCTTTTGACGAAGCATCCATATCCATAAGAGTATCTATGAAGCTGTCAAACAGGCTATCGAATGATGTTTGAGTCAATTGCTCTTGAACGGCCTTTTGAATGTCTTCTATTCTCTCTTCACCTTCAATAATCTTATTGAGGTAGTTTTGAACATCTCCATCCAACTTAGACCAAAAGCCGGGAGCTTCCTCTTTTAATTTTTCAAGCTGCTCAGCCGTCAGATCAAAGAGACCAGTAAGCCGGCCACCAATTGCGTCTGGATTCTGACCTATTGACTTGGCAAACTCATCCCACTGATCCCATAATTCCTGACTCATGCTATTTCTAATACGAACACCAATAGAGTGAGAACCAGTAGATGCACCAGAATTAAGCCTTTCTTTCCCTAATAGCTTATAAGACTCAATGCTCTTTTTTGCTATTTCAATAGCTTCCTCTCCGGCTTTAGCGGCTTCGGGACCATAGGACATATCTATGTATTCTTTCTTTTTATCTATCAACTCATCCCATATGTCATTTAACTTATTATATTCTTCCACCATCTCATTATAGTCGGAATAATCGGCCCCACCGATATTAAATTTACCCAGAGTCAATACATTTGCAAAACCGCCCCAAGCTTTCTCTGCTACATGACCTAATGATTTTACAATACCTCCAGCAAACCCTACAACTCCTTTTTCTCCAACTTGATCTATAATACTTAATATAGCCCCAATAGTTCCCCCAATTTTACTTCCTGATTCTGCAAAAGCATCAACTAAATTACCAACAATATTCCCTACTTCTGATAAGCTTGCTGATCCATCACTTAATCTAGTCATTGCATCAGCAACTGCATTTATATTAGATATAGCCTTATCCCTAGACTTTTCTGCATTGACCTGAGTATTTAATTGATTCAATTCCGCTGCATTCTTCTTTTCTCTCGCTTTTTCAATTGCTACTTCATCGCCAGATTCCAAGGCTTTATTTAGTTCTGTTTGAGCCTCTGTTACTTTTACAACAGCTTGTTCATATTCTGTAAGAGAATCGCCTAGTCCGCCAAAGAAACCGCTTTTATCTATTAAAGCATTATTTATGTTATCTACCGCTTCTTCAATAACCTTAATTTGATCAGGAGTTGCATTTTTAAATTCAGAAGATTTTTTAAACTCATTCAGTTGTGCTTTCACTTTTGTCAACTGATCTTTAGTTATCTTACTCAGATCTCCAAAAATCACCTGCCAATTTATTGTATTTTTCAGTTTATCAAGATTTAGATTAGATAATGCTTCTTCAAATTCTTTTTGAAGAGAAGCAGCTTCTCCAGCTGTTGCTGATTCTTCTATGGCTTTGTTATATTTACGTGCAATAGCCTCTTTTTTCTGCTGAAATGTACCATATTTTATTATATACTCATTCCAATCCTGTTCTTGCTCACTTATTTGGTCTCTGAATTGACGTTTCTTTATATTTCCTATTATGGAATCAAAAGCAGATGTATCAACTTTCACAGAAGATGCATCAAACGTTTTCTTTTTATAGTTATTAGTCTGCTTTTCCCGCAAACTCTCCTGTTCATCAAAGGCCTTTCGCTGAAGCTCGATCTCTGTTCGGATATAATCTTCCCGCTGACGTTCTAAATCCTGTATTTCCTTCTTGTTGTCCAATTCACGTTGTGCACGAATCTTGGCTTCTCCCTCTGCCATAGCGTCAATACGAGACTGGGTAAGTTGATTCTCCAGATCTTGTTCCTTGCGCTTCCTTTCGGTTGCTTGCTTGTCTAATAGTTCGGAGATTTTCTTTTGTTGGTTTACGATGGAGTTATACTCTTTGGCTGTTTTAGAATCCGAATACTTATCTATTTGTTTTTGCGCTTCCTGTATTTGTTTTGTATATTTATTCCATTCCTTTGAATTTTCTTTAGAAGAGTCTAAAGCAGCGCGGGCATCTTCGGCTTCTTTCTTCTTCCCTTCCCAATATTTTTTATTGTAGACAGTAGGCTTATCAGCATCCTTTTTAGCTTGTTCGTCTGCTTTCTCAAAATCATCTAAAGCTTTAGTATAAATTTCAAGTTCTTTTCTTGCAGCAGATAAATCTTCTTTCAATGCTCCCGTATACCCCCCTCTATTATCAGTTTTAATTATACTGTTTTCCAGACCTTGTATTTTTTGTTGAGACATTACAACCTTAGTCTTTAAACCAATACGTTGCCGCCTTAAAAGTTCATCGGTCTCAAGTTTTATAAGCTCCGCATTTGTTTTTCGTTTTGCAGTTTCCCAATCCATATTTTGGAACACTTCAGGCATTAAACGCTGCAATTGGCGATATGCAATAAAACGTTCTTCTATAGATTTGGATTCATTACTTAAAATATTTGACAGTTCACTCGCTTTATTTTTTAACCCTTCATAATAACCTTCTTGCGCTTCAAGTGCTTCGTTTGTTTTGCGAACAGCTCTTTCTGTTTCAGTCTCTGCTGTGGCAAGTTTATAAATGCCATAAGCCAATCCAGCAATAGCAGCTGCAGCCAATACATACGGATTCTTTAGCATTGATAAATTCAAAGCGTCTTGAGCTTTTTTAGTTAAGACTAACCATCCATAGTGAACAGCTTCTTTGGTTGTCAAAGCTGTAATCCCTGATGCTTGTAAAGCTTGCAAAGAACTAGTAACCATTAGGGCGGTGCGATATGCTCCATAGGTTCCTACGATTTCTAACAGTACTCGTCCCACTTTCTCATAGTTTTCAACTAGATAGGAAACTCCAGATAAAGCATCGTTAATGATACCTTCATTGGCTTTTCCTATTTCATTAAACATGGTAGCAATAGCATCCTCAATATTAGAGATTTGCCAAGTAATTGTCTTTGACTGTTCTTGCATAAGATTGTAGAACATTCCGCCTTCATTAGTAAGTGACATGATAACCTTTTGAACTTCCGGGAAACCAACCTTTCCGGCTTCAACAAGTCCCTTAACTTCATTTTCCGCAACATTAAATTGCTTTGCTAGTTCGCGAATCATAGGTATACCACGGCCAGTAAACTGATTGAGGTCTTGGGTATATAAACGACCTTGGGTCATTGTAGTACCATAAAGATAAACGATATCTCCAAGAGGTTGGGATAAACCGGCAGCAATATTACCCAAACGTATCAAATCGTCATTAACATTTTCTACATTTTCCCCATAAGCAAGGAGTTGTTTAGCTCCATTAGCAACTCCCTGTAAATCAAATGGTGTAGTAGCCGCAGTCTTTACCAGTTGTTGCATAAGAGCATTTGCTTTTTCTTCACTGCCTAACATCGTCTTAAATGCGACTTCCAACTGTTGAAACTCACCGCGAACTTGAGCAATATTTGAAATCAACTCTTTCGCTGTAAATCCTGCTCCAAAAGCAGCAGCAGCTTTAGTCATACGGTTAAATAGATCTTCAATACTTAACCCACTTTGTTCTATTTGTTTAGAAGTGTTTCTTACTCCATTCTCACATTCATGTAATTTGCGTATGAAGTTGGAGTTATCGCCAGTGATATCAAAGTGTAATCCAGCCATAAGTCTTTTCGATAGAAATAGTTCCGTGCAACATTACACGGCAATACAAAGATAACAAAAATGGCGCAGTTAGTGCCACTATTATAAGAAAAACATATTTAATACATTATTTTTTTATCTTTAATTTTGTTTGTATTGTTATATAAAATATATTTGTACAAACGTTATTGTAAAACTGTAAAAATATGGATTTCAAGGATCAAATTTTACAACTGTCAGACCGCATAAAAAAACAAAAAGATAGCATATCTACAGAAGAAGCCACAAAAAATGCTTTCATAATGCCATTGATAGCTTCTTTAGGTTATGACGTCTTTAATCCTTTCGAAGTTGTTCCGGAAATGGACTGTGACTTAATCAAAAAGAAGGGAGAAAAGATTGACTATGCTATAATGAAGGACGAAAACCCGATACTTCTTATAGAGTGTAAGCATTGCAAACAAGACTTGAATCTGCATGACACCCAACTACAAAAATATTTCGTAGCCTCTAAGTCTCGCTTTGGAGTCCTCACCAATGGCATAGAATACCGTTTCTATACCGATTTGGAGAAGGTTAACATTATGGATGAAAGGCCATTCTTAGTTGTAAATATGCTAGATCTGTCTGATGCAGACATAGAACAGCTGAAAAAATTCCACAAATCTTATTACAATGAAAACAATGTACTTAGCACAGCAAATGAATTAAAATACACAACGGAGATAAAGGAAATTTTCAACAAAGAAATACAATCTCCTACATCTGATTTTGTTAGATTCTTTGCAAAACAAATATACACAACCGGGCAAATCACACAAAAGGTAGTTGAAATGTTCACCCCGCTTGTAAAAAAGTCAATGTCTATGGTAATAAATGATATCATAGCTGAAAGGCTTAATACAGCAATGAAAAATGACGAACAGGTTGAAGACACAACTAATATTTCTAGTAATTTACCTAATTCTCCCAAAGAAAATACAGAAAACAAACTACCTGAAGGGATAGTTTATATGGATAAAGAAGCAGGGATTATCACCACACAAGAGGAAATGGATGCTTATAATATCGTGAGAAGCATACTTAGGCGTAGTGTAGACGCTTCACGGATTACATATAAAGACTATAAGACTTATTTCGTTATAAGTTTAGACAACAGTCAATGGTATTGGATATGTCGTATTTCTATTGGAGCAAGAAAGAAGCAAATAGGAATACCAGTAAACAAATACAAAAGCTGCGACTGGATTCAGATTGATAGCATAGATGATATATTCAAATATGCGGATAGACTTGAAGAATCAATTAAAATGGCAATAGAAAAGTTGTAAAAATAAAAACTCAATAATTATGAAGAAGAATATTTTATTATTACTGGCGGTGTTTATTTATTCAATAATGGGATTTGCTCAAGAAAAGAAAGAAGTTATCATTAAAGCTGGTACTGTTGTTCCTTTGGAAGCCATAAGTAATGTTAGAGCCTCTCAAGTACATGAAGGGCAGAATATCGATTTTAAAGTTTCTAGGGATGTTATTGTAGATAAAATAGTAGCTATTCCTGCTGGAACTATAGCTAAGGGAATAGTATATGAAGCAAAAAGATCGTCATGGTTTGGAACTAAAGGAAGATTAGGTATTAAACTACGTTATTTAACTCTTTCATCCGGAGATAATGTAAACTTCTCATCTTCTGAAGTTTATATTACTGGGAAAAATCGTACTCCTCTATCAGTAGTAATCTTTTGTTTCACATGTCTTCCTCTTCCTTGTGGATCTAAAGCTGAAATGAAAATTGGTTATGAGTTTGATGCATCAGTAGCTAACAATACTACAATAACTTTAGAGTAATTATTAAAAAATTGTTCAGTTTTACCTATAAATCACGAGGATTTTTGTATAACCCCCGTGATTTTTTTATCCCTAATTTTTAAAATTGTTCTATTCTTCGTATTTAATCCCATCTCATAGCTTTTATCTTTTCCATGTTTTTCGGATCGTCTGCATTGACAAATGTCCTGTCATTGGAAATACGGGCTTCTTTCTTTTCTTCGTCAGTAAGATATACGGAAGTAATAGCATCTGCCATCAACATTTGAAGGAATGAAAAACTAATTTCCCATACAATCTGCTGTGGAGTCATGTTGAGTTTTTCACATGCTGGTAATATTAGAGAACCAAATACGCTTTTACCGCCAAAAGTGATGGAATTGCCTTTCTTGTTTTTTATCATTGAAACTTTAGATAGTTCTTTACGTTCCCGGTCAATTCCGAAATATTTGATAAACTCATCCGTGTTATCTTTAGTAAGAACCATAACAAGAAGTTGCGCCATTTCTTCATTTGAAAGATTTTTCCTCAAAAACTGGCATCTACTATTTACAATTCTGTTATTAAATAGTTCTTCTTTCTTGTTGAGCGTATGGTAAGATAATAGCTGGCAAACAGTCTCTTTTTTTTCTTGGCATAATCTTAATGCTTCCATATATGGGTTTGCTTTAATAATATCAGCCTTCATATCAAGGCTTTCAATGAGCCTTGAAAGTAGATATGTTTTACCTAATGTTATTGGATATAGATAAAAATGTCGCTTATTAACCCGAAAACCGTATGGCCTTTCCATTATGGTATCAGCAATATTCATTTCTATTATTTTTCGATCTTCAATCATATACTATTACCTTTTAGAAAACAAATTGGCTATCTTCACAGACCACCAATTTCAGATTTGAACAAAAAGACCTAGAGCGGACTGATGGACCTGCACCATCCCCTTCACTCTGGTAGAGCGACGCACGCCTGTGTGTGCTTAATCCGCAAGTGTGCATCTATAAAGCAGATGCACAAAGGTTTAAACTATATCTATTGTAAATTATCCGCCTATGCCGGAATTGGGGGCGACTTCAAACTTGTCTCCATCACCGTCTTCGTCGTCCGGGTCACACTCTATTTTTGTAATAGGTGATCCTGTTGTAGGAGTAACAATAATTTTACCCCATTGAACTTGTTTCTTTTCAGCGGCATATTTTAAAGCGTCAAATGTATATGCCCACACACCACCATCTGCACTAGTAAACGTATCTTCAACTGACACTGTTGTCTTTTCCATACAAAATCCAGGAACTTCGGGATCTTCCGGTTGTAGTGCAACAGCATAATTGTGAGCAACTACGCCATCACTGTCGTTGATAGGTCTTTTGCGGCCTTTTGCTGCACGTATGTTGAGTACAAGGGCATAGGTGTTTTTACCATACTTGACATCTTCATTTTCTCCACCTTCAATTTTGGCTTCTTGTTTGTCGCCTTTTGTTGTTGTCAACTGTGTGGAATCTTCCACGGGTGTAGGAAGCTCTTCCCATTTGGGCGAAGAAGCATCCAAGTCTTTTACGAAAATTCGGGGTTTACCCCATCCGATTACTGCCATAGTTCTATATCACTTAATATAGTTAATACTTATTCGTTATTTATCTCAATGTACAATTTGTTATTAATGAAATGTTCTGTATGTCCGTCCTCAAAAGGTGTATTTGTAGGACTGGTTTTTTGGCTACATTTTGATGGGGTTGTGTGGTATTCATCTTTTCGTATGGAGATAAGGAATTTGCATAATTCACACAGCTTACCTACGCGTAGAGTATCTTTTTCCCACGCCTTTGTTTCCGAATTCCATAAATCACGGACATACACATTGACATTAACATAAGCTCTTTGGATTTGGCCACATCCTTCATTGGCAAGTACAGATATAACAATATCCTCTTTGTCTGACTTGTTTGGTCTTCCTCTATCACTTAATTTGCCGGTAACATTCCTTTCAAGGTCTGTGCCCTTAATTTTGTGATAGACAAACTTAGCTATTTCAATGTCTGATTTCATTATTTAGCAATCTGTCTTTTTAGTTTCTCAAGCATCTTGGGAACTTGGTCCATCGCCCACAATTCCGTTGATGCAAGTACGTCCTTATTATCCTTCCTTTCCACATATTCAGCATAGTTCATTCCTGCGACTATAACAAGCACATAGTCATTAGGATACCTCTTTACAAGTTCCTTGGCCAAGTTTTTACCTACACTTACGCCTTCCGAGCCTTGCTTTATCTGATTGAAGTCTGAGTATTGGATAATATTACCGTTATAAGCTATTACATAGCCAACTGAACTTCGCAGGTTACCGGACTGATCATACCAACTTTTATTACCTTCTCTGTCACGTACTCGTGAAACACATTGTTCCCCAAGGTAAGACAAAGCGCGTATTGTTAGCCTTTCAACCCGATTTGCTTCTTTCATAAGAACCTTATGAATTTCATCCAGCTTGGTAGTCATTCTTATGCCCATAATACTAAACCCAAATTTTGCACTGAAGTTGGTAACGATGGAAACCTTTTACTTCAAATTCCCTTTCAATTCCTCCGAGAAGACTTATCTTAACCCTGTCACCAATAGTAAAGGTTTGACAATTGCTTGGAAGACATACCGTATATGAATAGCTTCTTACAACACCATCCTCAAACTCTCTTTCTTCCGCCTTCCCAGAAGGCACGGCATCACAAGGAATTGAGCCTTTCCATTCAGATGAACCTGGATGATAATTTCCATTTTCATCTTCATAGCCAGAACTAGATACAAGGTACTGCAAACGGTGAGGTTTTCTATTCAATACAGCCATTTCTACGACAAGCAATCACCTACATATACCTTTGGCTTTGGTTCCAATTCTACCGAAGATTCACCAATGGTATCGTAGATGGAGTTAACATGCAACAGTATTAGTTTCTTGTCTTTATCAGACAAAGCCCCGAAGGACTTGTCTGCTTCAGAGAAATTGATAGCCTGAACCAAAGACCAAAGACAATCAGCTAGAGCTCCCTGATATTCGTTGGAATGAGATATGTCATAATTAAACTCATCATCGCCATTGAGATTACGTTTAATCATCACATTCTCTACAAAACCGATAGGGATCGGATAATGTATTTCGTCTATGAGGGCTTGCTGAATTGTCTTCATGACTTACGATGCTTTATGAGATTCAACCGCCTTTTTCAATGCTTCTTCGTCTGCGTCACTCAATCTGTTGACTGCTGCGATTAGCTTATCATCGGAAACGGTGGAAGTCAGGTTCTTGCCTGCAATCTTGTTATATTCCGTCACAAACTCCGGCTTTTTGTAAGTTGCTCCCCAAATTGTAATTTTGACATCAGTGGTATCCTTCTCTTCTTCTGTAGTGTTTACAGTTTGGGCTTCCAGTATATCCAAAGAATAGATTTGGTCTACGTTTTCGATAACCGGCAAACAAATAGCCTGTCCGTTTGTAAATTCCTGTAACGGATCTGTCTTAGAGTAACGGCTGATCAACTTGTATTCATCAACGGTAGTATATTCCACCCCATTAACAGGATTAGTCGCTTCAGCCAAAGTTCCCCATACAAAAGAGCCTACATTATCAGCAGAAGGGAGAAATATCAATTTATTCGCGTTCCACGGTTTATAAGATACCCTTTTACCGTTCTTTTCATAAGTTACTGAACGGTCAATCTTCAGGAATGAGATACCGTTATATTGGTCAGAGAACGCTTCATCAAATAATGTAGAAGTAGGTACAGGCAGCTTAGTCTCATTATCAAAGGTTTGTCCTCGATAATTTGCGGCTAATTCTTTAGCCCATTGAGATTGACGCATTTTGTTATATGTAGATAAAGCCAGCATAATGACCGAAATACTGTTACCGTCATCATTAGCTTTGCTTATAACTCTCTCGATATCATCTCCTGTAACTTCCCCAGTAGTAACAACGCCAAAACTATGACTAGGTAAATAGCCGTATTTAACGCGCAAACCAAGGCCGGTGTTCTTATCATCATCATCTTCAACAACAATAACCCCATCAGAAAGCCCAGTAAGGAAATTAGCCTCATTTCTTTCGTCAATACCAACAGAACATGCGGCTCCGTCATCTGTTAAACGAGAGAAAATTCTATTTTTAAGAGATTTTTGCGCTTCTTCCGTAGTGGCATTAGATAAATGCGCTTTCATGATATTGATAGCGTTGATCTGAGTTTCTCTCAAAATTTTCTTAATACCAATTTTCGGCAATACTCCACTAGAACGAGCAATAGAGTCACGTTTCTTTGGAGACAAGGGAGAGTCCATAGCTACCATATCAGCAGCTACATATGTAGTGTTAGCAGATGTGCCTTCCCATTTTTGATCAGGAGAATATACCTTAGTAAGCATCGTTTTGTGAAGATAGGTCAAATTCTGGTTTGTTCCATTGATCTTTTCTTTCACATATAGACTCAATTTAGGCCATATTCTTCTTACAAATTCAATAAATAATGATTCATTCATATTTCACCTCCTTTTAATCGTGTAAAAAAGTTAGTTGTGGCAATGCCGTTTTTAATGCAGCCTTGATGCTGTCAATAGGATAAGGGCTTGCCACGTCATTCACTTCGCCAGCATACATGATACCAACGAATGGTTTATCGGCAGGCTTGGAACAAACAACAACACCAACATATTCATGATTCCCTGGCAATGATTCGTAGGCTGTACCTGCTGAATTAACAGGCATTGGCTTATAAGTATCATTTTCTGTATCGCGGATAACGATATGCCCGGCTTTGATTACAGACTGCTTAAATCCAGTCATGTCTAACGTCCGACCATTCATAATTCCGCCCAAATAGTTACGAATAACAATCGAATCCATTCCGGTTAAGATTGTTTCTTGTTCGTTGACTAAATCAGCTTTTGCACCCATTTTTAACTTGTTTTTGATTAAAGGCCTTTAGCCATTGCTATGACCTCTTCGTCAGTTAATACTTCATTTTTTTCTTGTTTCTTACTTCCCGCACCTGGAGGATTTCCTAAGCTGGAAAGTCCTGCATCAGCGCGTTCTTGGTTGTAAGATTTTAAATCTTCCTTAACTTCGGAATAGAATTCTTCAAACTCTTCATCATTTTCAAACTTCATTTTATTGAAGGATTTCAATGTGCGAGTACCGAATGTACCAGCATCTTTCAATAAGGATTCAAGTTTTTCTTTACGTGTAGTGGTAACTTTTTCACCTTTCAATGCTGCGATTTCGTCATTCAGTGTTTGTACTGTCTGAACTAAACCTTTAGCCCATTCCGGAGCATCATCATTCTTTCCTTTGTTTTTGGGATTTTTGGTGTTTGAACCAGCTTGACGTCTTTGATTATCCGAAGCTCCGTCGTCGTCATCGTCATCGTTGTCGTCGTCATCTGTTTCAGGGTGATTTTTCTTCCATTCATCAAGCAAGCGATTGGCTTGTGACTGGCCGAAAGGTAAGTAACGTAGTGCGGAGTCAATCTCTTTGTCAATTTCTGCATTTACGTCTTCATCTGAGGCATCATCTGCGGAAGTAAGGTTATCGGCAATCTTGGCAGCAATACCCTTTAATTCCCTTGAATTGAACCCTAGCGCCTTCGCTTTAAGTTTCAATTTTACAAACACTTGTTGTTTTCTGTCCATTGTACAATGTTTTAGTTACTAAAATAGCCTGCATAGCACGTATGCCAGCAGACTATTCGCTAGAACTTTACTAAACATTAGAGCAATGAGTCTTTACGACAAGTTCTGTGGCGTACGTCTTCATACGCATCTGCCACAAAGGTAGCAAAAGTGACATTAAAAGAGTCACTATCAACGTTAAACTTTCATAATAAACGCACGGCACGAAAGTAATCTTGTACTCCGTGCCGTGAAACTAAATGTAGTTGTACATCAGCGTTTATTCTTTGAGATACTTATAAGCCTTTAGGTATTTGTTTAATCTGTAAATATCTTTTTCTGTGAGTTCATTTAAGCGTGTTATATCCATGTTATCTTCTAAATCATGTAGTTTAACCTGCCTTCCTATAGGATTAAGCCTAGATCGTTTTATGAAATCTTCATAGCTTTCGTTTTCATTACGGGTAACTGAAAGTATAGCATCTACTATATTGCGAGGAAACCCTTCCATCAGTAAATATTCAGCTGTAACTTCGGTATCTTCCATCGTATCGTGAAACAAAGCAACAATTCTTTCTTCGTTAGTAGAACATCTATTTGCTACACGAATAGGATGAAAGATATAAGCCATTCCAGCTTTGTCAACTTGGTAAATATGTGCATCACTTGCTATTTGAAGAGCTTTTTCTAATAAAGTACTAGTATTCGTCATATTCTGATTTTGATATTTCTTTTCCTCCAAGAATTATATCGCAAACAGTCTCATTGGATTGAAGAATTTCTATCTCATTATGTCCATGATGTTTTATATATGATTTTGTCTGACCGTTATCGAGATATAAACGGATAACAGCTTCTTCAAAATCGTCAAGCAAATAAACTGTTGAGCCTAACTGTAATTTATTGTATAATTCCTTTTGGTTCATTTTTATATGTAAAGATAGTGATTTTTATTGGAAATGACTATAATATTTGATTGATTTTTCAGCTATTTCTTGCGCCTTTTTATCAGATTTATCTAATATTCGCCATTCTTCATAATATTTATGTCCTAATCCACCTTCCATGCCTGTTTGCTTTTGTATCTCTTCCCAGCGTTTTTCTCCAAGAATTCTTTTTGCATCTTCCGGCTTTTCTTTTGCATAAATCATTCGTTCTGTATTAACTTGAATTTCGGCAACTAATCCGTTAGATGTTTTGATATTGACTATATTTCCACTATATCCCATAAACGATTCCGGTTTTTGTCTTTTCAGTAGCATAAATAAATCGCTTTCAGACAGTTCGTTCAAGACTTGATCTATTTGTGATTTGGGAACTATAATTGTCGTCCTAACGGCGTCTCTTATATCGTATGGAGTTATACCTTCCGTTTTCACCTTTCTTGTTATTGATGAAATGCTTTTGTAATTGATTGGCGTTGCAAATCCTTTGTTCTTTTTAGCTATGAATTTTGCTAAACTTGTACCTCATTCCCGACTAAAGAAGCACGATTAACAATCTCTTTAGCTGAATTCTCGGTATTTATATTTTGAACAATTGATTTGTTATCTCTCAAAAAATAAGGTAGGGTGTTTCTTTTCTGGGCTTTCTCGATTTTTTGACGGTTTTCGAGTACCCATTTTTTGAATTCGTCAGGAACATCCTTTACTTCATTTATACTTTCTGTGGAAACATCGCTCCGTCCATCCCATTCCCAGAATTCTTCTTCTGTTTTGAGGATAGGAACTTTATAACATAAATCATTCGGATGCCATCCTGTCCAGGTGAAGTCTTTAGGATATTTACCGGCAAGTGTATCACAAATGTCTCCATGTGGCATACGGCTATGGTGAGAAGAACTTAGTTTTATTTCATATCCGACTACGAAATCCATTTGTTTCCATCTTTCGTTTTCGGCTGCTCTATAAGACATGTTTATTTCTGAACGGGCTAGACGTATGGAACGATATTCACAATCTTGTATATGTTCAGCACTGCCATATCTGTCTTTGTAATCTTTTTGCAGTAATGGGAAATCAAGAAGATATTTACTTATTTGCTTACTCAACGTAACAGCACTGGTTCCTTTTTGAATAGCGCATGAGATCGCAGCCTCCAGTTCTTCTTTGTAGATCATAGATTGCTGCCAGAGTTTTGCAGATATATTGAATCCTTTATCTTTTCGATTCTGGAATGCTTTCAAAGCATCTGAATTTGTTTGATATAGTATTTTATATTTTTCTTTGTCAACTTGGGCGTTATATGCTTTTAGTACTTTGTTTACTATTAAATCCTGTGCTTCATTACTGTTCTTCCATTCTTCGGTAGTACCACGATAGATAGTTGCATTTATATCCTCTACAAAGTGCTTCTGTATATCGTCAATTTGCTTTTTAGTTTGAGGGTAGTCAGACCATTTAAACGGCTTATCACTATCTGAGAAATAATTAGTTAGTGAAACGGCTTTGGCTGCTTCCAAATTCAGGGTATCATATATCTGCTCAACTAGGGCTACATATTTGTTTAATCTCCTGTTGAGTTCTTGGTATTTTTTTTTCTGATTTGGAATCTTTGGCTTTGCCATTATTTTATATACTTTTTCTTATCCTTCTTGGTAGGGTAGAGATGATGTTTTACTATAATCTTACCACAAATAGGACAATCTTGTACGATGTATTCCACTGTAACTACTCTAGTATGCTTTTTCATATTTATTCCTCCGAAATTCTATCAGGTGCTGGCATTTCCAATAATCGGATAGCTTTAATTGTTTCCTTTCCCTCCAATATCGCTTTACATAAACGATGGTAGCCATCAGCAATTTGACCTACTTCGTCAAGAATAATAGGATATTCAAGAGAGCATTGATTCACCCGTTTGCATTGAAAAATGAAACTGTGAAGCTGATTGCATTCAAATGGTTCAGCTGTAAGGTCTATATTCCATAGTGGCATATCAAGAACCGGATATTCTTTTGCCTTAGCAAAATCGTAGAGTGTTTGAGCTTTCCATATCTTGTTTCCACGATGATATTCACTTTCAGCAAAAGTTATATTATCTATTGGAACTTTCATACTATTCTTTCTTGATATATACTTTGATTTCACCAGTAACATGTAGCTCATCACCAATTTTTTCAACGGAGTATTCTATTAGTTCCCTTTGGTTGATCGAACTGATAATTGATTGGCGGACTTCATCCTTAACTTCCTTGATTAACTTTTCATCTGATTTTCGATTAGACCAGCCTTCATCAAGTTTTTTCTTTTTCCGGTAATCCTTGATTTCTTTTTTAGTCCGAACAAGGCAGATACCAAGCTTCTTTGCTTCGTAGTTATCAACTTGTTCAATACTACTTAATCTTTCTTGTGGGGTGATCTTCGCTACTAATCTAATAAGCCAGTTTGATATTTTTCTCTTCATGATTTTAAGTTTTAAGTTGGCAACGCAAACATATGCCTACGCCGCCTTTACTTTTCTACAAGTTGGCGGACAGGTTATAAATCTTCATCCTCATAAGACATTTTCGCACTCATGACACCGACTGTGCTTAGTATCTTGATAGAAAGCCCCTTTTGTACATCAAGCTCAAAAATCACATTATCATTGAATTGAGCAGAAGGGTATTGATACAACAGTGCATAATCCATACCTTCCAACTTTGCGTATAAGCTAAGCGTCCCATGTTTCTCTCTGTCTATCTGTATTACACATTTGCCAACAGAAGTAAACTCACAAGAATAACCCTGTTTTTCTTTACTAAATTCTAATACATCTATTTTTACCATAATGATTATATTTTGATTATTATTCCGATTGTTCGAAAATATTGCTTATTCTACTTTGAGAAGCTGCAGCTTCCTCTTTCTGTATCTGCAATAGGGTAGCTTCTGGATCATTAGAACCTGCCTCCCTAATAGTTTGAAGCTGACTCTTAATAGCTTTACCTCCATTTTGTTTAATAAGTCTGTCAGTAGTGGCATCCTCATCCATTTGTATGAAAGGAGTTATAATATGTTCAACTTCTACATTGTCAACTTCACTCGCCCAAGAGACATTCATCATTTTAAGAAAAGCCTTAATAACACTACATTCACGTTCAAAGGCCTCTATCCACGAACCGCTTTCATCGCCAACCCTTAGGTGGGCATCAGTAAGAAGTGTTTGTCTAGCATCAAAGCCAATATTACCAAGTGATTTCATATTATCAAATGAGATGTCCGGCATTTGGGACTGACTCCAAAAGAATTTGATAAGAGTATCAACATGATATTTTAAAGCTTCAATAGCCTGTTCCCATGAAACATATGACACATCTCCTCCATTTTCGACACGAAATACCCTACGGCTTTCTCCCTTGTCTTCTTTTCCTTGAGTTGCACCTGCTACTTTGAGAATAGGAGCACTATTATAGGCTATAACGTCACTATTGCGTGATAAAGTATATTCTATCTCATTACGCAAATACGACAATCCATCGTATATAGGAACAGGACGATAAATATAGACTCCTGGAATTTTCATAATAACAATAGGTTCTACTTTAACTTGTTTCCATCCAGTACCCTGTTGCATCCATTTATAGTGAGTAGTAGCCGTATATGTTTCAAAAAAAATAACTTCTTTATCCTTTATTTTTTTTGAATATTCAAATGACATAGCAACCATATCATCCAACTCATCGAGCAAAGGATACAGTTTAGTTCCATCCATTGGGGAGTAGGTCTTACATTTCAGTTTATATTTGCTTTTAAAGCCATATAAGGTATTCGGGTTCTCAACGGCATACCAGATGGTAAATACTTCACATGAAGCAAAATAATTATTTCCTCTCTTGATATTTTCACTGTCGACGCGAGCATACTTGTAGATATTTTCAATGGCTTTAGCGATCTGCTGTTTGATTTCATTATCCTCAATATTATGATATACTCGTCTTACAGGAATAGAAAACATAAACTCAGTTATTCGCTTAGTGAGGAGCTTCTCCAAACCGATGTATATGCGAGAAGCCTTTTCTACTGTCCCATCAGATTTTATCTTATCCTTACGGGTAACAGTATCACTAACTATCGTATGCAATTTCGGTTCGTAATCATTGATAAGTTTGCTCCATGAAGGAACTGCGACTGATTTTTCTTTCAGATCGTTAATTACTTCATCAGCAGAGCGGGAGTTGTCTAAAATAGAAGTTATTTCGTCCATAGGCTGTTCCGTACTTCTTCATACGGTGATTAGTTGAACATATATAAATACTCCCAAAGAAACCAGATAGCACAATACGCACTATCCGGAAACGTGAAGGAGCACGTTAGCATCAAATGCTACGGTGCAAATATAATAAAAGTGACTATAATAATGCCACTTTTAAGTAACTTTATTTTTATCTAATGCTTAGATACCTTTTTCACAAACTCACCACATGCTTTTAAGGCATCAGATAATTGCTTTAAATCATAATCATCTTGTATCTCAATAGTATACTTTGGAAATTTATTACGAATAAGCAATAATCTATCATTTTTATCATCTTGCCGAAACTCAAATACTGGTGTAGGCAAAGCTATCGAATACCAATGGGAAAACATATAGTCGCCCATCTCTGCCATGATGTGCGCTATTTCGTTGGCACAATTCGAGTTGTTCGCATACTTACTATCATCAAGAATGGTAATCCTTTGAGTTTCGTTGAACTCGTGTTCTTTAAACTTACATACTATCAAGTTCTCTATATCAGTCAAGACCCACCAGTTTGGCAGGTCTTGACTATGTTCTAATTTAAATCTGTTGGTCATATTATTTATCTTCTATTGAATAATCGCCACTTGCAGCAGGCGCAAACTTATCTACGATTGTTCCAATTCTTAAAGCATCTTCATCTGAGATTTCAATTTGCATATCTTCATTACAAATCATTTCAATACTGTTACTTTCAAATATCTCAAGTAATTCACTGTTATTGCAATATAATATTTTCATATTCTTTGCCCGTCATGCCGATAGCACAGCTTATAAGATTAATTATTATTCTACTTCTTCTGCTTCAATCACATAGCTTCTTCCATCCCAATCGAAAGATCGGGTACCATCACTGAATGTAGGTGTAGCACCATCCACATACTTGCGTGAACGGATAACGGCAATCCCCCAGTTGGCGGCGTATCCTACTTCTTCGTTGTCGGCATACTTTTCATTGAACATATCAAGAAGCATCTTATAAGCCTCTTTTAGAGCCAATTCTCTTTCAACGATTATTTCTGTCCTACCATTAAATTGGATGTCTCTGTTGGCAATGTAGCCATTTGTTTTTGCGATGATTCTGTAAGTTGCCATAATAAAAACAGTTTCTACGTGTGTCTCACGCCCGTGCGATGGGTATTAATTAGTTCTTTTATATATGTAAATATAGTAATATTATTTGGATTGACAAAGTATATACGATTATTTTTTATCATTTCTTGGATAAATTCAATCTTTCTTCACTCGTATAAGCTACTGCAAGACCTGTTCTATCATACCGTATCGTGACATACCTTTTGCTTTTGTCTACGGTATAGAAATCGTACATAGTACATAACTTACCCAACACTTTGCCAGTTGCTTCATCAATGGGGCTTCGGGGTTAATCATTAAAACTAAATCTGCTTTCATAATCGTGTATATTATGATATCCAGAAATCTGTTGGATTAATTACATTAAAAAACTTGAATTGAGACCAAACCTAAAAACTAAAGCGTTGTTTATCTCTCGGTCTGTAGGATTGTGTTCAAACTCTTTGACGAAATCATTATATCTACCTCTTATAATATACTTATCTGTTATTATCTCTTTTCCTTGTCTGTCCACCAATGTACCAGCCGGATAAAAAGAACAACTATCAAAATAATGATCGTCTTTATTATAGTCGCCTGTTAGCTTCATATAGATGCCGTTTACTCTTTGACAAAAAACTGTTTGTTTTTCTTTCTCGTTCATAATCTTCTATATTGCGCAGGGCTTTCGCCTTGCTGGTTAACTTAAATGATTTCGATTGTCTGCTCTGCGTAATTGATAGTCACTTCTAATTTCTTCTCACTTTTATCCTTTGGATAAGAAACAGATTTACATTCTGTTCCACTCATCACATATCCTCCATTTGATTTCCTTCCAAACTCACTAAGGTACTCATCAGCCATTTCTATGTATTCACCAAATGACAATAAATCATTAATTCTTAAATCTTTTGCTTTCATTGTTCTTGTCTTTTAATTGTTAGTAATATTGGTTTCTTTTAGTATTATAAAGATACTCATTTTCAATGTATTAGCAAAATGTTTACACGATTATTTTACACGTAAAACACTAACAATTAAATATTTAACTTTTGCTATAAAACAAAAATGGCGCCGACTTTCACAAGCCAGCGCACATAAGAGCAATGAAAACACCTAAAAGAAGTGTTTCCGGTTGCAAAGGTACTAAAAGAAACACAACTACAAAAAATCCCTAAGCAACTCTTCATCACTGATGTAGTCATATCCTTTACAATAGAATGTATTTGCTAACGCGTCCATATAGTCAGGGGAACGTTTAATGCGCTTCTTGACATCTTCTTTAGGTTCAATGATAATCTTTCCATTACTAAGAAACTTCCATTTAGTTTCAGTAGCTTCTTCCATCAACTGGTCACATGGTGGCAGAGCAGCTCCAAAACCATTCTTGGGATTAAGCCAATCACGCAAAGCCCAATATAGATATGCTCTCATATTCGCGAACTCATACTCTCCGGTTATGTCATGCAAGCCATCTGCACCTTCAGAGTATTTACATGAAAAAGCGTTTGTAAATTCTTCCTCTAATAATCGTGAATACACACCAGCGCCCTCTCCTATCGTATCAATAAAAGCTTTTGCTCCTTTCTTCTTCAAATAAGGGACTGTCATACCTACTATATGCATGTGATCCGCACGTCCAGAAGATTGATGCACTTCAAATTGAGGAACATAGTTTCCATATCTCGGACAAAGCACACTATTGTCGCGTCCCATACCGGCAACGTCAACTCCTAACTTGCAAGATTTAGCTGGAATGAAACCGTCTGCTTGTAATTCTTGCCAATTCCTGTTTGCTATTTCTATCCATTCATAAGGAATAAGAACATCTTCAGAAACCTTCGGGAACATACCAAGTACCTTGACTCGAAATAAATCGTTAGGTCGGTATAGACTTCCTTCCCAATTGAAATCGCCTTCTCCCTCATTAAAGTCTGTTTGCTGAATGGGAGAGCACCAATTTATTACCTTGTCTTTTACCCATTCATAATCTACTTGACCTGGAATTATAACTTGTTTTTTTACCACATTCTCCGCATTAAGAGAACTAAGCCTAAATTTAGCAAAACGTTCTGATTTCATGGCTCTAGCTGCATATCCAGTAGTAATATTAGGATTAAACACTATGAACATCCGAGAATTTCCCTGTAAGTTACCTTCTATCGCATTATAAACAATTTCGGATATACCTGATGCCTCTGTGACAACAAACATGGTATTTGCTGCATGAAATCCCGACCATGATTCAGTCGCGTTGTCATCCGCTTTAAATCCTGTCAAAAACCATTCTTCATAATCCGTTCTTATGTCATCAGCAACCAATCTGCCTGGACAACAAAAAGGAAACTTTGCCCTTGCCGCACGAATCAACCTTCTGATTTCAGGAGTCATAATATTTTTCACTTGCCTCCCTGTTGGTGCTGTCATGGCCACCTTGGTATTCCCAACAAGCACACCTTTTTCATTAAATCTAGGAGTAAGATACATAAAACACAACGAAGCACAGGCCGCAACAAAATCTTTTCCACGAGCAGTTCCACTTGCAACAGCAGTCATGGGGTTATGTTGGACAGACTCAATAATAGCTTGCTGCTCACGATCTAATCTTGCGCATAATGCATCACGGACAAATTTATTCCAATCCTTCGACCAGTACGCTATAATTTCACTTATGAGTTTCTTTTTTTCATCCTTTGTCACCATTCTTATATGAACCGGTTAATGATTTTAAAGCATCTACCCAATCATCATTAGTAACATTTACATCTTGTTTATCTTTCCATTCATTTGGTCTACGATTTTTTAACCAAAATATTTGTGCTGTTGTATCTCCCGCGACATGCTTTTTCGTTTTCTTCACCACAGTCGTTTGACCAGATCCATCCTCTCCTATTTTCACCTCAGTTGTAGTTTCCTCAATATCATAGCCAATAGCTCGTTTATATAAAGCACTCTCTACCTTCATGTCGGCTTCGTCTTTACCTTCCTTCAACAAATCTATAACTTCAGGATGTTTCTTTAGTATACTTTTGAACGTAGTAAGTCCTATTCCAAGACGCACACATAAACCTTTATTGTCAGCCCCATTCCTACAGTCTGCTATAATAAGATCTTCCTTCCCTTTTATATATTTATCATAAAGAGAAATCTCCATTTTGGGCCTACCTCTCCCTGCCATATTATACCTCCTCTTCTTTCAGTTCAAGCAAAAAGGCTTTGCAAATATCAATCATACGTGCAAAAGCTACCGTATTACTTTTTATATTAAATTTTTTCTTAACCTCTGTAGCTACCTTAATAAATTCTTCATAGGAGCCGACAACTATCGAACTATTTGCAGATATTTTCTGTTTTTCTAGTTCCGCTAGAACAGCTTTGACATCATTGCTCCTACTTTCAGTAAACAAGAACTTCATTTCGGTAAGCTCTATATCCCCATCATTAATAGAGACCGTGGGAATCTTATCCGTATCAATAAATTGAATGCCGTTAAGATCAGAAAACTCTCTTGCTTCAATAGTGCGCATCTCGCTATAAATTTCCTTAAGCATCTGAGCATCATCTTTGCCTACTAAAGCATTATGACTAAGCACATAGGCAATCTGCTTGTCTTTATCAACCTCTTCAATATACAAGATTAAAATATATTCCAACTTAGCTTTAATGGCAGCTTTTAAGCGATGATTTCCCGACAAAATGAGATATTTACCGTCATTTCGTTTCATCGCAAACGGGAGCTGAGATAAAAAACCGTCTTCAGCCACATTTGCTGTTAGTCTATCTAGTGTGCTTTTTTCCATATAGTGAGCATTCTTCTCCAACGGAACACAATCGTTTATAGGGCTTACATATGCTAACTTATATGGAGCAATCAACTTGTTTACATCATCCAGTTTCCCCTGAATAAGATGAACATCTTTCACTTCTTGTATTTTTTCAACCATAATCTATATAAATCCTTTAATGAATCATCTAAAAAATTAGCAGAATACATTAGCTTGCCTTCATCTCGGCGTTCTAAATCAAATACTCCTCTATATTTCATTGAAATTGGGCTTGTTGTGTACACCGTGGTCTTCACTCCATCGTAGTAGTTAGCCATTTTTCGGGCAATCAGCATTCTTACATTATGAGACTTAACAAGCATGATCAATAATTTACTCAATCTCTGAGTATTTGAGTTTACAACAAAATCGCTTTGCATAAAAATCTGCTCAAGAGTAGAAAGTTTTTTGCTAAAAGAAGAAAAACCGAACGCTTTTCCATCAGCCATGAATACCAATCCCAAATCCCCACCAGTTGTATAGTTAACCTTATTTGCCATGTAAAATGCTTTATAGTAGTTCACATCACTAACTGGACATATCTTTGCTGATATTTCTGTACTATCTGTAAATTCATAATCCATAGGCAAAATATGAATACATGATGGCTTTATATTTTTATCGCGTTCAATGTAATAATGCTTATCCCGCTTTACACTAGAATAAGTGTATATCGGATTCTTACCAGGCCCCAAGTTTATCTTACCAACAAGGAAGTCGTTTATTTCCTGGAAATATCTATCAGAATAGATGATGTTTTCATCATTCTCAAGAAGACATTTAAACATCACCCCACCTTCTTTGGGGTCAAATACATTATAGGGAGCATGAGCATATCTAAAACTATCTTCTACATAGCTAAACATCTTCTCATATCCTCCTTTATAAGTGGGAGGAAAAGCAATACCTATCCCCTTACCTTTTTTACTTTTTAGGAAGTCAAAAAAATCGCCATAAAAGAAACTGCTTATATTAAAATTCAAAGCACCCTTTTCTAATTTCGATATGGTATTGTGATAATAAATGTCAGCCTGCTCTATAAACGAATTGAACATTTCCTCCTGATAATCATTCTTTCTTTGATGAAAGCCTGATACTCTCATGGCAAACATTACCTGAACAAGATTTTTATATCTTGTATCTTTCCAAGTATCAAAAACCAAACGTAATTCAGGATTTACAACTTCAATATCTGTATTTGTGTCAAGCAGCAGATCAGAAATTAGCTTAGAATATAGGCTTACATCATTGGAATGTACAGTATATCCCATGTTGGACATAATTTTGTCGGTCGTGAAATTACCGGAACATCCGATAAAAACATCTTTCTTTTCTACGCCTTTCATTATATCTTGAAGGAGCAGTTTTACTTCAGGTGGTGTCGTTCCTTGGAACATATCAGTATATTTTACAAGTTATGTATGACTTCATACACTAATTTAGATTTAATGCCCTCCTGGCGTATTCCAGGAAGGCTTAAATACAAAATCAACCATTTCTTCAGCTACTTGCAAGAACACTTATACAGTATATTCGGCTTCTTTTCAGTCGTGTCAGATGGCTATTTCCATCACCCCATAAACTGCACAAGTTTTTATGTTCTTGTTTTTGCTTATCGCTACTATAAGGGTTGAGGACGGACGGGATTTGAACCCGAACTATAAAGGTTAACCGGTATTTATAGCAGACCACACCGCCCATGTGCTGTTTTATTTGTGGTATTAAAAACAGCAAAAACTAACCACGCTCATTTCAATGTTTTTATTGAAGGAATCCGAAAATAGAGCGAAAAACAACATTCCCCATTGAGAGATAAGCAGGAGTCGAACCTGCACCTTCCGTCCAAGAAGTCTTATCGGAATGAAGTTATCTCAATTAAGGATAATCCTATTTAACCGATTTATGAAGCGTCTTCCAATTTCGCCATACCACCAAATTTGCGTGTCTTTCCACGCTGTCAGATTGCACAGACCCAGCTAAAGAAAGGAATCGAACCTTTCTGCCATTTACCATAATCTCAATCACCGAGCCGACTTGAACGGCATTTGAGCGGAAACAGGGAATCGAACCCCACTCTTTGGCTGGAATGCCAACGCTCTGCCGATGAGCTATTTCCGCAAATGCTTGTCTCTTCCAAGCTGCCAATGGTTTCCGTTTTCAATTGACGTGTGTATCCATAACCATAAAAAGCCTCACACATATCTTTAGAACAAACTTGCTTGTTCATACTTAGGTTCTTTCTTTTCAACAACTCCAAACTCTTTGATTTCAATGCCAGTCTTTTCGGTAAGCCATTTTGCAAGTATGTGGCGATGGCAGAAATCACCTGGTTTCTCATAGCAGCATAGAGCAACATCTTGGCCATCACTTAATGTCTTTATTTGCTCCACCACCTTCTTCGCATCTTGACTTTCAAGAATATTGTTGTATAATCTAAGATACTCATCATGGGAACATGCGGCACTTATCATATACCTTGTTGGAGCCACATTAACCATTTGTGGTACTCCACTAATAAATCTTGGCCGTCCAATAGCTACGCAAATAATTTTAATTCCTGCTTCTTTTAATTTTCGGCTATTACCGAAATAACTTGTGTAAATTTTCATTGCTCTTTTTTTATTTTATGATGTAAAAATACAAAAAATGACGCATTTAATGCCATTTTTAGTACTAAAAATATCTAATTCGATGATTTTATTGTCTCAACCTTGTTACATTCATCATATGGTCTGTCTCGTGCCCCATGTTGAAGGTATTACCAAGGTAGTACTTGTGAGTTCTTGCTCTGATAGGTTAAAGGAGTAACAAACCAATCTTTATTGCCTTATCCATCCTTTAAATACACTTTTACAATTGTTTTCATTGCTTTTAATGCTAAAAATGTGGATCAATATAATGACTTTGGTAATGAAGCATAAGCAAAACACCACCCTTGTACGCTTGCCCATCTGCCACCCAACATCCATTTCTTCTTTTAGTGAACACCTTTGCTCCACCTTCAAGTTCTGGCAAAATCCTATAATCACCAGCATAGTAGTCGATACATTCCGTTTGGTTAAATGTAACCTCAATCTTGCATGGAGAAATAACTTTGGTAACAGTAGCCGCTCTCCTATCAGAATAGTAACATATAGTACACCCTAACCCGACTTCAGGAATTAAATTTCTGATGGCTTCCGTCCGTTGCCTGTCCCTCTCTTCTCTCCATTCGGAATACTTAACCCCATCTGGACATTTTCTGTTTTCGATTTCCCTAAGGATAGCAAAACTTTCTTTGCTTGTTAATTTCTTCGATATTTTCATTGTTCTTGTCTTTTAATTGTTAGTAATATTGGTTTCTTTTAGTATTGTAAAGATACTCATTTTCAGGTGTTTAATCAAAATAAAACAATCTAAAACTCCTTTCTTAAACTTAGTTTAACTTATTATTAACCAGGCACTTAGTCTATCAATTTAAATTCATAAGCCCATACGAACGGATTACTTTCCCAAGCGCCTTTGCCTGAGACTTTATCTATCAGGGCAGAAAAGGCTTCTCTAGGACTTCTTTTCATATCTTGCCAACTAAACATCTCAAATCTGTCTGATAAATCATATTTAAAAACTGTTCCGTCTTTAGTATATTTTATAATCCCTTCTTTCAAACAGTCCGCTTCCGATATGTCCTGTAGGCGTTCGCACTTGACTCCGGTGATTCTGATATGTTTCTTACAAGCAGCAGCCGAAACAAACATCTTGTTATTCCAGCCTGCGGAATGTTTCATAAAACCACGAATACCTAAGTCTTTGGGATCTCTATCTAATGAGTCTGGATCATACCCTAAATCCTTGTAGCTTTGTGCAATGGCAACTACTTCGCCAACTTTATATTTGGGGAGAATTTGTCCGCCATCAATCATACGTTCATCTTCGTCATACATACATATTTCAGTGACTTCACCAGAAGGTCTCTTACATACAAAATATCCTGCAACGTTTACACCTCTAAACTTTAAAGGATAAGTAACTATTCTTCTCGTCATAGTCTTCCGACCTTCTAATACAGCTTGTGTTAGGGAAAATTTATCGTTAAACATTATCTTCTTCATGATTCCTCCTTCCGATTATTGATTTCGTCTTTACTTTGATCATTTCGATTCTCCTTCACATCTTCCCAAGCAGTCGCTATTGACCAGAATAGGTTTAACGCTGTTACCACTACAAGAATTCCTGTCAACCATTCTATTCCCAGATGGTAAGATATCAAACAAGATATAAATGACAGCCAAAATATTATCTCTTCAAATTGATAGTCTTTCATTTTATCATCCTTCCTCTTCTAAATAATAACTCATTTCCTTATACTCTTCATAGGTTATTTCCTTCCAAAAAGTAACTATACATCGTTCTTTATAGTTTTTCAGAAGTAACTTATGTATTTCTGCCAGGCTGAAACAGCCGTTATTTTCACAACGAATTCCAGATCCAAATCTACCCTTGCGACGAAAGGCATAATAGTAGTACTTTTCCATTTTATTCCTCCTCTCTATATTCAAAGGGACCGTCATATCCCATTTCTTTAAGACGCTGTGTAAACTCTTCGACTGAGTCATTTAATGGCGTGTAGCTGTCTAGAACATCCTGAAAAGGTCTCAGATAATGATCCAATATATCTAGAGCTTCTTGCTCACCCTTCACTTCTCCAAATTCCCGCTTACAAAGGCTTATATAGTCTTCCTTTGTCATGTTGATATTAGTCACTGTATCAACAATTGTGCTGAAACGACAGAAAAGACCATTTGGCTGTTTGGCTATAAATCCTGGCATGGTTACTCCTCCTTGATTAATTGTGGGTGATCATAAATGTTGCCTACAATCTCTTCCGTTACATTACAGTAACAGAATGGGATTATTTTGCCATCCACTTCTCCGACATATCCAAAGCATCCGTCTTTTATGCCTACTTTATTGTATGTATTTTCATATCCATCGTTGCCCACCAACAAGATATCACCTTCGTAGATTTCTTTACCGTTCTTGTCTAACAAGCTGGTGAACTGACCTATGGTTTCAAGACAGACCTCATACATACCGATGCTTTTCCCTATTTCGATATCATTTAAGGGCGGAATGACAGCATACCTATCCTTTTCGATCTTAACGAGAGAGCCATACAGCCATTCTTCGTCGTATATGCTTTTGCCTCTGAATTTTATTGTACGATTCATTTTTACTTCTCCTTCTCTAATTGACTTACGATCTTAAAATAATCCTCATTGCTCAAAACTTTTTCTGCGGCATCAAGTACAGTGTTATATCCGTTACAATAGGCTAAATCAACAATATCGCTTATTATCCTATCGTTAAAATATTCTTCCTGCAATTTTACAAGATTCTCCTTGCAACATTTCTTGTTGGCATCTCTGTTCATGATTATTCTTCCTTCAATAGTTTTAACGCTTTCTGTATTCCAGCTTCCAATGCCTCTTCATAAGTATCCCATTGACCACCATCGTTAGGACCGTCGAATATACCGGCAACTATAAAAGTTCCATTATCAGCCTTGCATATATCATAACCATAACCACAAGCATTTCTAATGATGGCTATATGCATATTCTTGGTTTCGCGCAGCCACTTTTGAGCAAAAGACTGAGTAGGAAAATGATAATAACAAAATCCTTGCTCTGTCAGCGATTTAAGAGTATCCAATGATACAAATTTTTCGTCCATAATTATCACTCCTTACTTTCCAAATATTCTATTAAACTTTTCTTGTCTCTAAAAAGTATTTTATCCCAAAGTGGATAATTGTTTCTTGGTACACTTAAACCGTCAGAGAGCTTGTATACCATCAAAAAACTACGATCTGTATAGGATATTTCAATAGTTATTTTGCTTACAGTGGAATAACAGATATTGTCTCCACTTAGATAGCAAACATTATCGCCTACATTAAACTCTGTATCTATTTTCATAATTATTCTTCTTTTCCTAATATTTGCTGAAATGGATCAAAACTCTCATTTACTCGTTGTATGCTATCTATAGAATCTTTCATATTTGTACACTGTAAACTACTCAAAGCGTTTGCAATTCTAAATATAGGATTTGCCATACGAATATCAGTAAGAGTATCAATCAACTCTTCTTTACTTAGTTGTTTCAACTGCTCCTTGATTATATTCCGCATTTCTTCTTCACTCATTGCTATTTCCCTTTCTTTAGTTCTTCACAATGTAACTTATAAGCATAGGCAAACATCTTCAAAGTAACAGGCTCAAAGTGAAAATCCGCCTGCTTGCCTTCTACTACGACAGAAACACATAAATCTCCATCACAAAAATCAATATATGCCATAGCATCGTCATTCCCTCTGATAGCAAATGTTTGTGTCTGTACACTATCCATGACTCACCTCCTTTCCTTTAAAGTATTCTATTAGCTCTTCTACAGTAGCCTTATGGAAATTACCTGAAATGATTGTTGCATTCATCCAGTTTATATCCCAAAAGAACATACTGCCTTTTGGTTCTATGAAATAATGGTCGTTACCCACAGTATCATCATAAGAAACACTAAGCAGTGAATCTGCTATGAACCATTGATTTTTGTTTGTATCATCCCTCAATGCGGCTATGGCAAGAAAAAGATTCTCGTTGACTCCGCAATCAATAGAACGAGATAGCTCTTCCGAATATCCTAAAGGTCTGTTTAAGTAATATTCTCTATTTACAAATAGATAATTTCCTCTATCATCGTCAATACATTCAGGATGCAAATAATACCCCAACGCCTCCAACCTCTTCCGAAGCTCCGGTGTATTTTTGCGTATAAACGCTGGTGTCGTAAATCCCATAGTTATTCGTTTTTAATCTCTTTTAACACTTTCTTTGCTATCTCATAATGATTCAACTGCCAACTAGTATAAACATCATCTGTGTGTTCATCATAATGGTTAGCATATACGTATGCGTTCAAGTTTTCACGAAAAGAGTCTCCGTCTAAACCTAAATCATCACAATCATCATACATTCTCAATTCATGAGCTACCTCCTTACATTCTTGATGTGTGACAAAGTCATAGATAGTTCCATCATAGATATTTGTCTGACGGACATATTTTTGTCCTATCGCTATCTTTTCACCACAAAACTCACACACATGTTCTTTTCTTGCTGTTGGATAAGTTTCTCTTAGTACTGTTAGCATAGTTATTCTCCTTTAAGTTGTCTAACCAATTCATCTGCATATTTAACAGCATGTTTACAATTCTCTGTACAATATGAATCTTCTCCGGAATAAGCTATCCAAATTAGTATTCCGGATAAAACCTCTTTAGCTATTTCATAGCGTCTCTGTTCCCAATCAATATTATCAGACCTTTCTTGAAGTATTTCAACCTCATCAAAACTTAATTCAATAGGACTACCGTAACTATCACACTTATCAAGTGTGACACGTGCGTAATCAGCAATATTGATAATTTCTCCAGTTGCTTTTACTCTTGCTTTCATATATTAATCTCCTTTCTATTAACGCTATGCTAATTAATCTTAGGCATATCATATATCATTTAAAGTGGTTAAAATAGTTCCCGGATACCGAACCAACGGACACCGGGATTATAATTATTCACATGGGATAATTTCTCCATTATCTAGTTTATAATAAGTATCTGGCTTTATTAAGCCACCATCAACTTTTACGGCTTTTACCTCCTTGATTGGGTATGTATTTCCGTCCCAATCACCTCTTTCTGTAAGGACTATCCAACATCCGATAGATCCTTTTGCTTTACTATCCTTACCAGTCACTATAGCAATAGAATCTTTACCGCTGACTTGGGCTGCCGACTGGTCTCCGGTGTTGGTTGCTGCCGATCGGTCTCCGGTGTTGGTT